AATAGTTCTTGTGCTCGTTCTAGTACTTTGTCCCTCTCCTTGCCTTCGTGCATCTGTGATGCCTGATTCTTTAGATCCTTCATTAGACCCTTTACTTCTTTACGCTTAAAGAATACTTCTCTCTCAACCTGTGCAATCACACCAATCTTGGATGTTGAGAATATCGAACCACAAGGAGCAATGGCTATAAGACCTTTACTCAAAACTTTATTGAAGTTCTCCAGCCTCTTACCTGTCATTTTTACGATACCACTATGCTCCTTGAACATATCAAACTCCATGAAAGCCTTGTTCTTGACGCAATCAATAATGTAACTTTCCTTCAAGCCCATTATTCTCCCGATGTATGTTTCGACAGACATATTCAATGCAATAATATGTGATGGGTAAGATGATGTAATATCAACAGATGTGACCCAGTTATGCATGCCCTTCTGTGGATCTTTGACATAGGCAGCCTCAAATGTTTCCTGTGCACCACCCATAAAAGTAGGAGCACATTGTCCTTCTCTTCTAAAGTGAACCAACATAGCACCCTCAATTAGTTGAGTCATTACATTGTAATATTTCATTGGAGTCTTTGTTAAGAGCGATAGTGACTGTACTAACTTTATGTAACCAAGCTTGTCTTCTAGCTGACGAACACGTTCGCAATCTATTACGTTGTATTCCACATACTTGTTCCAGTTCTTGTTATACATCTCGTTAAGATTACCATACTCAGAGTAATCTAGCTTACCTTCTCCTAGCTCTATCTCAGAGATATATCCTAGTTGGTAATTTTCTGGCTTGTTCGGTGAATACCATTTGTATATTGAATAGTAATCAAGTATACAGACACCAGCGATGTCTATATTGATTTCATCCGTATTCTTTTGTTTCCATGTTCTGACAATTTTGACTGGAGACATTAATACATGAGGACTATTCTTAAATAAAATTTTCGATCTATTGATTATATAAGGCAAATCGAAGTTCCATATATTCCAACCAGATAGAACATCACATGGATTCCTAAATATATAGAGAAAGAACTTCGTTAGTATTTCCTTCTCATCCTTGCATTCTGTGAATACAACATTTTCCTTATTACCTGTATACTTCTTTGAACCAAAGGATATGGTCTTTTTAGTTTTATTATCACTAAAAGAAATAATAGTAATGGGGTCAATAGGTTTCTTTGCATTAGGAAACCCCTTGCTTGTGAGTACTTCTATATCAATTGAGTATATTCTAAGGTTCGGAACATCGACCTCATCATCTGGAATGTTATAGTATCTCTCGGCTAAGAATTGTATCTCTGGCCTAACTTTATTCTCATAGCACATATTATTCAATTGAAAATTATAGTAGTCTTGATAAGTAAGGAAATCTTTACGCATAGCTGGTATGTCGTCAATGGTTTTATCGCCCACTCTATCACCCGTTGACTTAACATAAACATATGGAACCCATTGGAACTTATCATAAAGATCCTTACCATCTATCTGCTCCCATATATGAACAGTTGATTCTCTTGTATTGTAAAAAATATTCTTGAACATATTACTCACCCACCCCCCCCTCTCTTTTATAACCCCGTAGATCCAAATCCTTGTGATCCTCTTTCTGTTGGTTCAAGTTCATCTACCTCAACTATCTTTGATATAAACACAGGTGATACAACGCCTTGGGCAATACGATCACCAGCCTTTATTATAAACAATTTCCCATCAGTTCTATTGTTACAAATAGGTATCTTTATCTCACCTATATATGAGTTATCAACAGTCCCAATACCGATTGCTATATAGTTTGGGTATATTATTGATAGACCACTCCTTTGTCTTACTGTCATTTCATGCCCTGATGGTATCTTAAAAGCCAAGCCTGTTTTCACTATTTTCATTTCACCTGTGGATATAAGGCAATCATGAGCTGAGGATAAATCAAATCCAATATCACCCATATAAGCATATTTCGGTATTTTAGCATTCTCATGTAATCTCTTGACAAGTATATTCATCTTCTAGTCCCCCCACCCCTTTGTTGTCTTCGTTGCTTTTGTGCTGCCTCTCGTTCATCACCAGATGTTGATCTATCACTTATCCATTCATCCATTTCTGTCTCATCATACATTTTCAAACTTCTCGCATCATAGTATAATTTTGATATCTCACCCACTCTACCACCAAGTCTGTTCTTTACAATCTTATAAGTAAGTTCATTTTGATATATCATGTTGTCTTCATCAGTACCCAGAATTATCACCAAATCAGATGTAGCGGCGATTCCGAGGCTTTCGGCAATGTATGTAAAATCAAGCTCCCGAAATCCAACGAATGATCCTTCTCTGTTTAATTGACTAACAGATACAACAGGAGATTCGAACTCAAAAGAAAGTGCTCTGAGTTCTTCTGATATCCTTTTTATAGCCGAATACATATTACCTTCAACTTTATATGCTGTTTTCATAAGATTTATGTAATCAACATATATAATGCCTATCTTGATCCCCCGCATTAGTAGTTCTCTCAGATATATCTTAAAGTCCAGTACAGATGCCTCACCTGTTGGGAATTGTTTAATGTATAATTCACCTCTATCCGTGTTGCCCTTTAGTTCTCTTAAAGAAGCTAGTAGTTTTTTCTTTGTATTAGCAACATTATACATTCTATTGATATCAAGCAATGAGTATATGGCATCAAATCTTTGAGCAAATGCATTCTCTGACATTTCAAGTGTCATTAGAACTACATTATGACCACGAAGTACTTGTCGAGCAGCAATATTTGCCATAAACGAACTTTTGCTGCCATGAATTCTAGCAGCAAAAGTTGATAGTGTAAATGGAGGAAATCCACCATTCAAATACTCATCCAGTTGTGGGAAATATGTTGGTATCCTTATGTCTACGGCATTGAATATCTCTCTAAGTCGTTTGCCTAAGTCACCAAAATAATTTAAACCCAGATCGACCTTTATATCTTTGCTCAAAGCAGTTTCAATGATATTCTGTATCTCGGCCCTACTCTCAGGATCGTCAACCTTATCAACAGAGGTAATGATAGCATTCTTTATTGCCTTCTCTTTCAAGTATTCATTTGTTTGAGTCAACAGATGATCATAGTTTCTGTTTATATCATAATCAATTAGTTCAATGTCAGTCAGAGCCTCACTAATATCATCCTTATTGTCCCCAAATGAGTTTATGATTATATCCTTCTGTGGTATATCCTTATACTCTGAGAAGTGATCTCTAACAAATTCAAATATATTAGAGCATGCAGAATCATTAAAATATTCTTTTTCGAACACAGAGGCAATCACTGCTAAATACTTCTTACTACTCAGCATTCCTTTCATTATCAGTTTTTCTAAAAATTCCGAATTCATCCTTTCTTCCATAAACACTTGCCCCTTATATTGTGAAATCCTTTTCTGAGAAGAAGTTAGTTACTTCATTTTCAAGCCAATCTTCTCTCCACCCATATACACCACCTTCTTTTAATGTATATACATATTTTTCATAACCACGATTATAATGTCCACTAATTATAGTACAGATTTTATCATCAAGTAGTTCCATTGTGGTTTTATATCCTGGCCTGCTAGTACCAAGTTTTTTATCAGCTTCTTCCCTTTCTTCAAAATTCAATACTCTTACCTTATCACCAGATTCAAACATAAAATCCTCTTTCTCTAATTAAATTCTTATTAAGTTTTATTATACTATAATTATATAAAAAAGTAAATGTGTTTACTTTTATCGCCGAATATTATATCATAAATAAATAGGAGCAAGATTTTTATGGAAGAACAAGAAAAGCAAGAATTGGTTGATAGGTCTGAGGAAGAGCAACGGATCATAGATGAGCTGAAGGCGGAACACCCTATTGATGAAATGGTCAAGTTCTCCGAGATCGATATAATGGATAAGCTCAAGGACAATAGCTTTATGATTGTCAAGTATAGAGAGCATTACTATCTGGAACAATCAAAATTTGAGAAACTTGAAGATCTATATAACAAACTCCTAGGCATGCGGTATAAGCACTACAGATTCGATGATGAACGAGAATTTTCAAAAGTCGAGATTGAATTATATTGCCTACCATCAGATACAAAAGTACTACAATTTAAGAAGATTATGTCACGGCAAAAAATAAGAGTAATGTTCTTTGAGATGGCTTACAAAGGCTTTGAAAAACAGCAATGGGCTATGAAAACATATTCAGACAATTTGAGAAGTGGAGTATAAATGAAATTATGTGATGTTGATTGGAAAAATATGAGAAAAACCGAAAGTGGTAACTTTAGAGATGTTGTAAAAAAGAAAACATCGAAATATATTGAATCATGTAAGAATTGTGGTGAACCATTTTTAAGACCATCTGGAAGTAAGTGTATATTTTGCAGCAGATCATGTTCTAAGGGTGGTGAAAATAATCCTATGTATGGCAGAAGTGGTGAGTTAAATCCTTTGTATGGTAAACACCATACAAAAGAAGCAAAGAAGAAAATGAGTGAACAAAAAAGTGGTGAAAATAATCCTATGTATGGCAGAAGTGGTGAGTTAAATCCTATGTATGGCAAAACTGGTGAGTTAAATCCTGCTTGGAGAGGTGGTTGTACTGACGACCCTTACTGCCCTATATGGACAAGTGATAAAGAGTTCAGACAATCAATAAGAGATAGAGATAATAATGAGTGCCAAAATCCAGATTGTTGGGGGAAAGACAAACGAATACATCTACATCATATCAACTATGATAAAATGGATTGCCATCCTGATAATATAATTACTTTATGTGGTAGTTGTAATGCAAGGGCTAATACTAAAAGAATATGGCATGAATCGTTTTATAATATGATATTAGAAGAACAAGGTAAATTATTAAAACAAGCGGCATAAGGATATAAATGAATAAAGAGGTAAGAATATCAAAGCACAACCTAATGCAAATCAAAATCAACACCGAGAGTGCTGAATATATTGCTGGCATGAAAGAGTTGTTTACTCAGTATGTGGAGGGATTTCAATATACTCCTAAATTTCGTAGCGGAAGCTGGAACGGAAAAATTTGTTTAGTAAGTAGTCCACACAACACTCTACCCTATGGACTGTTATTAGATCTTATAAAGTTTCATAAATTGCACTTCTCAAGTTTCCATTTATCTGTGGATGATGATGTTAAAGAGTTCTTCAAGGGCCCAGAGCTGAAGGTCAAGAATGATCTTTCACTCAAACCAAGATTCTATCAAAAGGAAAGTATACGAATATGCCTAGATAGAACAAAGGGTATCATTAGATCAGCAACCGCTTGCCATGCAAAGGGTGATAAAATTATAATATTTGATGGATCTATAAAAAACATAGAAGATATAAAAATAGGTGACTTTGTAATTGGAAAAGATGGTAAACCAAAAAAAGTTATCAACGTTTTTAATGGTATCGATGATCTATACGAAATAGATCCAAAAAATAATAGAGAATCAATAACTGTAACAGGAAATCATTTATTACATTTAACCTTCACAAATCGTGGCGGAAAATATAATAAAAGATGGAACTCATTCGAAAATATTTCTGTTGAGGAATATTTAAATAAGAGTAAAACATATAAACATCAATCAAAACTTTATTATAATAAAGAAGAAATAAACTTTTCTCAGAAAAAAATTGATTGTAATCTTTCACCATATTTTATAGGATTGTATTTAGGTGATGGTGGAAAAAATGTCTGTTCTGTATATAACATAGATGAAGAATGTATAAACGCTATTTATGAAGAAGCTGACAAATTTAATATGGAAGTTATAACTAAGTCATATAGCAAATATGGTTATTTTATTAAAGGATCAAAAAACAAAAGAAATATAATATTCAACGAATTAGAAAAAATAGGAATTATATTTGGAAGAAAACAAATGTGCGCATGTGAGGATAGATTTATACCAAAAATAATATTTAACCAAAGTATAGATTATAAAAAAGAAGTTCTTGCTGGATTAATTGATTCGGATGGATGTTTAACAAACAGAACATATTATGAATATTGTTCAAAATCAAAAAAATTATCTGATGATGTTAAATTATTATCTACTTCATTGGGATTGGTATGTTCAATGTCGATTAAAGTTGTAAATGATGTGGATTATTATAGAGTGGTAATAATGGGTGATATATTAAGAATACCTGTTAGAATAAAAAGAAAACAAAATGTTAAAAAATCAACAACAGATGCTTACAAAAGTGGATTCAATGTAAATTATGTTGGGAAAGGGGAATATTATGGCATCCAAGTAGAAGACTCTTTATATTTAACAGATGGTGGTATGGTAACTCATAATTCAGGTAAATCACTAGTGATCTCATATATAATGAAAACTCTACTAGAGAACAAAAAGTCTGGTGTCAATAGAGTATTATTATCAGTAACGAGAGCTGCACTAGTAGAGCAATTTTATAATGATATGCTAGAGTATGGTATACCAGATAAACTAATAGGTAGGGTGTATACCAAAAGAAAAGAATGGGACACACCTATCACTATATCCACATGGCAATCATTAATGAATAATCATGATAAACTTCCTAACTATGATTGTATAATATGTGATGAGGTACATGGTGCGAAATCTCATGAGCTTAAGAAAATATTAGTCAAGGCAACCAAAGCTAACTATAGATTGGGGTTCACAGGCACACTCCATTCAGCCGAGCTTGACAACTGGAATACAAAATCGTATTTGGGGCCTGTGTTGAAAGAATACTCATCTGGCTTTCTAGCAGAAAAGGGATTCATAAGTAAATGTAATGTCCATATATTAGGAGTAGAATATGAAGCTGGTGATGATATTAAAGGGGATTATAATGAGGTCAAAGATATTGTGTTCACTAATAAATACAGAATCAATGTCATTAGTGATCTTATTAATAAGCTTGATCATAATGTTTTACTTCTAGTTGGGTTGGTAGAAAAAGAAGGCAAAGTTCTTCTGGACGAGCTGAAGAGTGTTAATAAAGAGGTGGTGTTTCTCTCAGGCAGGGATAGTGTTGAGGATCGAGAAAAGTGGCGGAATGAAATGGATAAACGAAATGATATTGCTCTGATTGCCACATATGGAATATTTGCTGAGGGTATAAATATTCCAAATTTGAAGTACACTATACTTGCATCCCCGTTTAAAGCAAAGATTAGAATACTTCAGTCAATTGGTAGGAACCTTCGGATGCATGAAAACAAAAAACATGGAGCACATATATTTGATATACATGACCATGTTAAGTATCTTGAGAAGCATGGGGATGTGAGGTATAGGTTCTATGATAATGAGAAGTTCGGTATTAATGAATATAATCTAATAGAAGGAACTGAGTTCGATACATCACTTCTTAATCTGAAATAGTATTGTATTTGAACTGATATTTCTTTTCAAAGTCGAGTTTCTTTTGCCAGAAATCTGGTTTCATAGCCCACCCGCCCAGAAAGTGATCTTTTAACACACCAGCAAATGACGATTCTACTAAAAAGTATTCTTTACACCTGAACGTTACCTCTACATATGATGAATGAGCTTTCTTTAAGTTCTTATCAGTATAATCATTTATATAATTATTAAGATTGCTTTTTATTCTTTTATACTCTTCATCAGCCTTTGTTTCAACATACTCATCAAATGTTATTTTTGGAACCCATTCAAGATCAAGATCAAGAATATCTTCATCAAACTCACCTTCTTCATCCATGACTTTATCCATAGCATCAAATTTGGTCGATTGAAATGTATTTTTATCATTATAATACCATGTTCCACCATCGCTATCATCGCCATAATCTTCATAATAATCATTTTCTATTTCATAATCATCATGAAAATTATCATAAATTCTATCTTTATCTGGTGGAATTAAGTTATACTCCTCTATAACAGAATATAGATCCTCTATATCTGGATTATAAATAAAACTATACTTCTTGCCTATAGGCAAGAAGATTGCTGCTTTTCCATAATTCTTTGCAGTACTTTTGTTTGATGTAGTAAACACACCCTCTGTACGCGGTCGCCACTTGAACTTATTATAGAACTCATCATCAAGATATTCCTGCATATCATCATCCATATCCTTTGACTGTCTATCTTTTCGTGGCTTAACATGCACCATTTTCTTATTATAAGCTTTGTTAGAGCCTCTATAGAACCAATCCTTTAGGCCAACACGTTTCATATGCTTTAGAAATGGCATACATTTCTTTTCTAAAACATTGATTATACCATATAGCTCAAGGTCTTCTTGTTCTTTTTCAATTACATATTGCTGTAGTTTCATTTTAATAGTCTGTATAATAATCTATTGAAATGTAGTTACCCGATTTATAATAATTAACAGCTGATGGATGAACACCAAATGATTTTGATATCTCTTTAAGTATATTAAGTGGGTAGACATTTTTATCATCATTATCCTTTTCAATGTTTATTGTAATATTTACCTTTTCACTGGATATTTTTAATGATGTCCCATGTTTCTTATTAATCTTATTAATAGCATCAATATACTTTTTGTTTTTGCCTGATTTCGCTTCTACCAAATATTTATCTAATTTCATATTACCCTCCGTATTTTTTAATTCTTGCTGTGCTGGTTTTTTAAGATTTATGATATTCCCAGTGTACTGGTCTCTCTCTCTCTCTCATATAAATAATTTCTCAGTCAGAACAGCATTACCAGTATTCTTTATATTCTCATATATGTTCTCATATATTTTTGGTATCAATTCTTCACTAACAAAAGCATTACCAGTATTCTTTATATTCTCATGTATATTCTCATACACACCAGAAATAGCATTCCATTGTGATTCCGAAAAGTTCATTTCTTTAAGTGAAAATGTGTAATATATTTTATTCTTATATTCATGTACATAAACAAAATATTTACTAAATAATTTACTATCGATTCTGAACTTATTTATTATACTATCATAGTATATTTTTAAATATTTTTCAGCATCAAATTCAAATGATTCTGGTTTCTTTTCCTTTATAAACTGATATATTGCTGTCAGAAGTTTATTAAAAAGTTCTGTTTTTTCTGTTGTAGTAAAATTTCTAAATTCTTTTGATAGTTTAATAAGCTCATTTTTATTATCTGATAACACCCAGTATATTATCCATTTTTGTATAAAATTTTCATAAAGCGTTTTAAATAGATATTTTTGATTTTTATGTATAATCGTCCATTCATTATTACCAGTTTTGCTAACATCTTTATCAAATTTATTTAATAGCACACCTTCTTTTATGTGGTGTACTGGTCTCATATAAACAATTCCAATAACTCATATATTAATTTAGTTTGTTCCTTATTGAATTTAAATTTTTTAACTGATTTATTTGTCCATGCTTTCAAATCATCTTTTAGTTCTTGACTCATTGCTGCCCAATCAGCCATCATTTCAGCAATATCTATATCACTCATTTTATCTACACTACTATGTGCCTGTGGATGATGTTTGTTTACTCCTATATGATGTTTGGATGCTTTCTTTACTTTATCCTTTATACCATCTGGATATTCAAATCCTCTTCCAGCATTTTTTTCTTTATGCCACCACGAAAGCCATATATATGGTATTCTTTCCTCTTTGCTATACTTTGATTTATCATGGTTTTTAGCTCTTGACATTAATTGAACTTTATTTAAATCATCTCTTTCTTCAGCAATTGTATATAAATTCTTTTGAACTCTTTTGATATGTTCGTTAGTTCTTTTCTCATAAAAATCAACCATCTCTTTTGTTGGTTGGGTTTCTTTAGCTTCTTTTATATAGTGTGTTAGTCTCATGTGGTTTCCCAGAATATCTCGGCAAATTGCCCATCAAAACCCCATCCCCTTCTCAATTCACTTCCAAATGTTTTCTTGAATAATTTCCAGTATTCATTAACACTAACTTTATACCATGGCCACCCATTAACAAAATCTTTATCTGGTGTTCCATTGCCCATATGTGTCCATACCATATCTGTGTTCTTTAGCTTAATTGTCTTATATAGTTTCTTGAACTTTCTGTTTACTACCTTATTGTCTAATCTCTCCATTTCAATATATGGTAGTTTATTATACTCTTCTTGGCTCATACCATATTCTTTTTCAAAATCCTTTACTTTTAGCCTATGTTTTTCTTCATCACCCACATATCCACCTAGAAAAGACAAATCGGATTTTCCGGCTTGAACAGGTAACAACCATATACCTTTTCTAGCTGGCGCTCTTAATCTTTTTCTATGAGTCTGTTTTTGCCCAGACATCGGCCCTAAACGAATAAAGAACTTATCCATGCCTTCTTTTATGTAGTTTTTTAATTTCATATATCCCACAAATCCTTTAATTTCTTTATTGTGTCACTTGTGTTCTTATGTAGTATACCGATCCCGCCTTTGGATCTCCATTGCTTGATATTTCTTTTACTATCATCTATGAGGACAGAAGATTTACTAGCATGGTTCTGTTTCTCTATACTAAGTGTAATGAAGGCCGTCTTGAGAAAGCCAGATCCAAGCTCTTTACTGATCCAATCTCTCTTGCCCTTTATGGCTGAGGTAACAGTCTTTGGTCTAGCGGTCAATATAGTTGGCTCATACTTCTTTATATAGTTCCACAGTTGCTTGCCATCACTAGTCCATGGCAGTTCAGACCAGAATGTTGCGCCCATCTCAGCAACCTTAGTCCAAACATCTTCTGACTTCTTTTTAGTAATCCATTTTTTCCAACCATCTTTTATGTTTGGATCGATTTTATCACTCATACCTTGTAGAAAGTCAACCAGCACACCATCAAGATCACAATAAATTTTATATTCAATTTCTTCTTTTATGTAGTTAGACAGTCTCATTTGAGTTTCCTTTTGATGGATCGTAGTCCTAGCTCCATCTTCTTTCTAGCGGATGGATTCGCTGTATGGATTTTTATTTTGGGGCATTTGAATTCTTTGTTCGTGAATACTTGTTTCTCTATCCATAACAATACATCATTTCCAGTTCCGATTTTACGATCATCACCTAAATCATGGTCAAGACTTATCTCGATAACATCGCCTTTTTTCAATAAATCTATAGCTTGAGTCGGTGTCTTAACACCAATCCACCCACTAGGTGATGTTCTTTCATCATCCAGATATACCTTTATACCTTCATTTATATAATGAGTTAGTCTCATTTGAATATTCCTCTTATACGATACCCACCTATATTTCGATCCCATTCAAATGCAACATCTCCAGCAAACACAGAACCACTTACCAAAAATATTAAAGCAACAACTGTACTAAACAGTTTTAATTTCATCAAAGCCCTCTTCTTTAGTTGGTGGTTGATACTTAGCCTTCATTGATTTTATAACATCATCTGGTATAACCTTGCCAGTGTCTTTTCCACGTTTGTCTAATCTCTTCTTTAACTCAGATCCACCAACTTTGAATATGATAGCTATTTTCTTATAGTCCTCTGAGGCACTCTTCATAAAATAACTTCTTTGTTTTACAGTCATATTAGTATTATCAACTATTATATTTCTTCCTTTACTTAGGGCCTTGTCAAACTCTTTTCTAGTATTACCTAGAGTATTATCTCTACCCGCTTTAACAAATGCCTCTGAATATGTTATTTTATTCTTCTTCGCAATCTTCTCAACATATAAATCATTAGACACAATATTATATTTTCCCTTGAGCTTCGAGATATATGTGGACTTACCGGATGCTGGAAGGCCAATCAGTAGTATTATTTCCTTCTGTGCCTCTTCGTTTATATAGTTGCTTAGTCTCATAATAATACGTCCTCTACGAACTTATTATACCTTTCTCGCATTGTTAGTCCGCCTTTTGGATGGTACATTTGATCCAAAAACGATCCTTGAATGATTATATACTTCTTACAATTTAGAACAATCTCGCCCATTGTATTTAAAGCATTACATAAATCCTTATCAGTATACATCCTAGAAACCTTTTCTGACCATTTTTTTCTATAGTGAAGCTCTTCTTTTGAATTCTTTATTCCAGCTGGTTTATAATTAGTGCTCTGCCATATAAAAAAATCTTCAATTCTTGATGACCATACATAATTGAAGTCACCTATAGGAAAAACTAAACCAGCACCAGTTCCATATCCACTACCCAATATTTTAGGTGGGAAAGTAAACAGACCCCCGCTTCTTGGTTTCCATTTAAATTTCTTAAAGAACTCTATATCAACGGCTGCCTGTATTTCCCTTGGAGTATCAACCGGTACTCTGTTAGATCTGGTGCTCTTTATCTCTACCAAGTCTTTTGCTACATATCCTCTTCTTACATATTTGTTATTACAACTCTTTACAGCATTAAGCCATGGTTTGCAATTAGCTTTTGTATACTTGATAAAGAAATCGTACTTGATCTGTGGTTTTTTATTAGCTTCGTTCAAATATGAGTTGAGTTTCATTTATTTGATTCCTTGAATTTGCTTTGATAGTCTACCCATAGTTCTCTTCATGGTTTTAGTCAAAAGCTTTTCTCTAATCATTCTCTTTATGAAGAAAGGGAAGAAATTATCCATGTGTCTAACCCACTTTCGAACATCTGGAATCTCTTTCATAAACTCATCCCATGTTAGTTTATTATACTCTTTATCACCAAGTTGCTTTCTAACTTCATCAACAGCATGTATTATTGCTTGTATTTCTGCTGTCATATGGAAACCCAATCCTTCTTTTTCTTGTCTTATATCATCTCGCTTAGGTTCAGAGAAATACATATTATGCTTTACATCATCAATCCAATGTGTCAATTCATGTCTTATGTTGGATTTTATATTAATCTCTGTTGATACACCAAAGAAAAAGTCAAATACATTCTTTTTATCAATATCCTCTAACTCTCCAGGTTTTACAAAATGATCAAATAAAGATATTGTTGGGCCAATGAATATAACATTTTTATCAGGATAGTAAAAACCCCCATGTGATGTAAAACCAACAAATATATTTACAGGCTTTTCTTTATTTATTTCTTTAATAATAGGCGATTTCAATGAACTAGATTTGATTCTTTTGAAAACCCATATCTCATCACCACCAACCTTGACTTTCTTTCCGGCCTTTCGGACATCACTTAAAACTTTTTTGAGTGTTTTTATATCACGTTTCTTAACACTATTGTTTATTTGTTTGACAAACTTATCTATAGGCTTGTAGATCAAGTCTATATCACTCTTATCAACATCAATAATACTATTTTTTATATATTTGTCAAATCTCATTAGAGTATTTTATCCAGCTTCATCGATTTCAGTTTGGATTTATATGATTCGAGTCTCTTCAAAAACTTCTTGTATTCTTTACCCTCACCCGAAAAAACCATTTTAAACCATTTATATATACCACCATGTTTACCATACTTCAGAAATTCTATTGCGGCTTGAAATGCAAAGGAATCAATCTCCACATCTGATCCAACATATTTCCAAGTATCTTCGGCTTCTAATTCCGATGGATCAATAAAAACAGCTTTAAGATCCGATACACTTATTTGAGTCAAGTGCTTAAATTCATGCGATAAAATATTCAAAAGATCTGAGAAGAATTGGTTCTTTCTTATATCCAAGAACATCTTATCTTTACCAGGTTTTGCAAATCTCTTAAAGAACTCTGAAAGACCTGTTTGTAAATGAACTGTTATTGATAGTTCTCCACCACCTATTTCCACTTCGGCACCTGACATATATCTATATATTTTATGCTTCACTCTACCAATGTCAAATATAATAGGTAGATCTTTGTCCTTAAATAATATGTTTAGGATTTCTGTAATCTCTTTATCACTTGTTATCCATTTATTGCTTTTCAGAAACTTATATAAGAGTTTAATTTTGGGTTTTATTATATACGCAACAAGTTTAATTTCTTCGGCTGTTGCTTCAACCATATATTGTTTTAATCTCATTTATGCCATTCCCATGCTGTTTTTATAATTGTGTTTATGTCACTCTGTTTCGGCTCCCAGCCAAGCTCGTTTTTTAACTTCGATGGATCGGCAATCAAAGTGTCAGGCTCGTTTTTTCTTCTACCAACCTCTATTATATTTATTCTTTTGCCTGAGATTTCTCTGACCTTATCGATTATTTCTCTTACAGAATATCCTCTATTATTTCCTATGTTATATACTGTGTATCCACTCTTCAAGGCATCAATTGCCAAAATATGAGCATTAGCAATATCATTAACATGGATGTAATCCCTTACCCCTGTTCCATCTGGTGTATCATAATCTGTTCCATATATTTTGAATTCTTTTGATATCATTAATAACGGTATAATATGTGTTTCGGGGGCATGTAACTCACCAATATTTCCACCAGATCCCGCCGCATTAAAATATCTCAAAATAACCGAATTCATGCCATCACAGTCTTTAAGAACATTTTCTATTATAAGCTTTGTCTTACCATAAACATTCTCTGGATTACAAGCTGTTTCTTCTTTTATAGGAATTTCTTTTGGATTACCATATACAGAGGCTGATGATGAGAAAATAAAATTCTTGACCTTATTCTCCATCATAACATATAACAGATTAATTGTATTCGACACATTATTCTTGTAGTATTTTAAACTACTTGTATCAGATTCACTTACAATCGAAAATGCCGCAAAATGCATAACAATATCAATACTATACTGTTTAAATAATCTTCTTAATAATCCAACATCACCGAAATCACCTATTATAGTTCTTGTGTCTTGTAGAAGATGATCACTACCTGTTGAAAAGTTATCTAATACAGTAACATCATAATCCTTTGTCTCCAATAACATCTTTACAACATGTGATCCAATATAACCAGCACCACCTATTACCAATATATTTTTATACTTCACCCTTTGCCCTTCTCTCTTCATAATTTACCCATTTAACATATAAATGACCACATTTATGGCATATGCCTTGACCACTTTTTTGTTTCCATTGGTGCTCACATTTCTGACACTTGAATGTATTATACTGCATACCACGCATCGACTCCTTTATTAATTTTCTCAAGTGACAGAATAGTTGGAGATAGATACTTTTCTCCAGTTTCTATGAGTGTCTTCTTATGATCAATTCCAACTGGATTTTGTATTGGAGAGTTATAGAATCCAGCCATGAATTTATATGCGTTGACAATTACTTCATTTGTGAGCATGCCCTCATTATTATCTATCTCCATCCATGTTGAAAACTTCCCTCTATAGAAGTTCTTAGCAGCGTTGACATTCTTATGTATTTGTCTAATAAAATCAACATCGACTTGTCGCTCTCTCTTTGAGGCTCGCTCGATTGCTGTTTCCAATGATGTGTTGATAAATATTATTGCAACATCATAGCCAAAGTATTCAAGTATTCCAACTCGCTTTAAAACTGCTGATGTTTTATTGGCAGTACCATCAACAGCTAATGGTAACATAGAATTTATATATAAGGTAAGTTGGTTCTTGTTTATTGTTTTAACTTTTAAACTTATCTTACCCCAATCCGTATTCCACCATTTCTTGAAAAGTGGAAATGATTTATCGGTGTTGACTATACGAGGTTCAATAGATCCAGATTTTACTTTTGATAATGTATATGATTTACCTGATCCACTACTACCACACATAAAACAAGCTTTAAAAATTCCGCGATCCATAATCCCTTCAGTTATATAGTCTTCTAGTCTACTCATTTAATAACTCCGAATAATTGTTTTTTGTATGGGTGTTTTTTAGTATCTGTTTTGATTTCTTTTTTCGACTTCCCAGATCCTCTCCAATACGTGCTATTATATGATTGATCTTTAATTGAAGCACAGAACCCTTTGGCTTTCTGTGTATCGAAGCCTTCTTTACTACTCATTCTTAAGACACAGGCATCAAAGAAACCATGCTCAGTAGGATCTTTACCAATTGTCTTGGCAAACTTTGCTATGGAGTTCTCTGTCCATCCCTTAGAGGCAATTGGAGCCTCGTCTAATTCATCCACCATTAGCTTTTCAAAGAATTTCATTTATCTTTTTCTTATCCTCCTCTTCATCATCTTCTTCTGGTGGATCTTCTTCTGGTGGATCTTCTTCTGGTGGATCTTCTTCTGGTGGATCTTCTTCTGGTGGATCTTCTTCACCATCTTCTGGAAATGGCCCAACGGCCTCTATTTCCTTTTCAACATTATTCCACTTTTCGAGTTTATCTTCCAGATCAGATAATATAGCCTCTTCTGCATCATCATTTGGATCACCAACCTTCGAAATGGCATTTTCTATAGATTTCTTATTCTGGCTGATCACTCTCTCAGAATACTTTTCACCAATCTCCGGCTCATCAATATCAAGAGCTGATTGCACAGAATCCTCTTCTCTTATATATCTATTAAATCTCATAACTCACTCCTTCCCCTTATAGTGCCAGAATCAATAACAATATACTACCAATTGTTATTAAATACATTCCACCTCTATTTATCATATTATCTGTTTTATGTTCATATTTTTCATCTCGATACATATTTTCTGAATTGATCCATAGCTCTCTATATGATATAACCTTCTCACGTTCTAGCATACTTAATTCTTTTAGAGCATTTATTTCATCTATATATGTATTTGTTATTGATTCATTAACCAATAATATTTCTTTATATGTCTTCGCTAACTTAACCACAGCACCAACCTTAGCATATTCTTTAGGTGCTAGTAAGATATGAGTACCTTCTTCTATACTACCAACAACTTCATAACTCAATTCACCTGTTTTCTTTATATATATGGGGAAAAGTTTATCTGGTTTTGGTAGATTATCTAAATCACTCTTTATATCATAAGAAGGTGTTTCATTAATTTGTAAATCTGGTGGTTTATATGGTGTAAATGACTTAGGGGCACAAGAAACAAACAAGAAAAGGAAGAGTATACACAATACTATTCTTGATCTCATATATCTTCCCAATCATCATTCATTTGTTTCTCTATTTCAGCAAGCTTATCTTCTTTTAAAACTACTTGTATGTCTCTTGAAGCCTCTTGAAGTATAACTTTTATCTTTCCTTTTGTTTCCTCTGAGGAAATTTCAGCAACTTCTATCTGTTTCATTATTATATCTTGCTCTTTGGTTTTAGCTGCAATTTCTCCCTGTTTAGTTTTATTTAAAAACTTATTCTTAAACGCATCTATAATTTTTTCTTTCTTGTTTCTACCAAAGAACTTTGTTAATATTAAAGTTACTAAAGCAATTAAACACGCACCACCACCACCTATGAACAGAATACTTGATATATCCATTTTATTTCACACTCCTCTTATACATTTACATTTTCAATTTTTTTTGCTTTTTTATCATCTGATGCTTCGTTAATTTCTTTTAGTTTACGAACTTTATAAACCTCACGAACGGCTATAATCGAACCAGTTAAAGTAATATTAAACGTACACCATGCTATAAAGGTATCTGTCAGAACCTTTATTTGACCCAATAATGCAGCAATTAATTCTGGTTTGACAGCCATCAAGCTTATTGCGATTTCCATAAACCCAAATTGTGACATACAGATATATATAAAAATACCCGTTGACGCCAGAAATGGTAAAAGAAAAAACCAAACCTTTACTGATGCCAAATTTTGAAGAACCTTTTTACTAAACAATCTAAACATTTCTTTCATTATCTTACCTCCACTATATATTTCTGATACTATTTATATAGTTTGGGCATAAAAAAGAGAAATACAAATAAATCATATTTCTCTTTTGTCCTGTAGTGGTACATCGCTTATATATTTCTTATATAAGATTAACTTCCGGGCCTTCAAAGTCAGTACTAATTTTCTCCATCTCCGACATCAAATCCATTTCCTCTTCTAATGTCTGTTCTTTAGAAAAATCAAGTTCTTCGATTTCAGCATCAATCTCTTCAACTTCAGCCTCTGTTAAAACAGTAGGCAAACCTGTTTTTAGATTTATATTACGAGGCACTTGTTTACCCATAAAAACACCTGGTTTAGACCATAATTCATTCTTAGCACGTGTATCCCATGACCCACCAGGATAGTTACTATAAACAACATTTGTATCATATGTTTTTTTCTTAATTTTCTCTTTAGCGGCTTTAATAAAATCTTCTTTGTCCAAAATACATTCAGTTCTAATCTTCACAATACTCTCAATGATTTTATAAGCACCACATGGAGTTGCCCATCTTACATGACCATTTATACCATCTTTTGAAATACAAAGTGATATGTTATGATTCTGATTAATATACTTATCATCTGTCTGTGAAAATGAATTACCCATTGTATGGTGTGAATGTATAACACCAACTACTGGCAATTCATTAAACTCTTTACACATAATATTATCAACACTTCCAGTGCTTATCTCTTGATCTGGAATAAAGATATCAGTTATTTCAATAGTTTCACCAAAATCACCAAGAAGATAAGCCAACCACTCAATGTTTGAATATTCTTCCATAAGTGCTTCAATCTTTTCTTTTACCAATGGTTGAATCCACACAATAAGATTCTCAGGTGCCTTACCACAATCTGTTAAACACTCTACCTCGGTTTCCCAATAATCTGGTTCTTTATCAGAGGCAATAACATTGATTTTATTTTGTACATGCATATTATTTTTCCCTTTCTTCTTTCTATTCCTTCTTGACATTTTTATTCCTTTATATATACAATTCAATAAGATTTGTGCTAATTTCTTTATCATAGTATTTCATTATTTTATTATCAGTAAGAGCGGCTATAATACTAGCAGGAACAACCCATGATGAAATTTCAGTATATCCATCTTCAGCTTCTCCCCACTCGGCCACTCTATTATTGATAGAAATATGTTCACCATTATACCCCGCCTTAACATATTTCGCACCAATGTTGTCAGCAATTCCTTGATTTGTCATTTGTGATTTTATATTATCAGTACAATCGACAACCCAATCTGTTTTCTCAGATGTCAATTCAGAATACTTAAACGGAAAACTATGAATTGTACAATCGGGTCTAATGGACTCAACCATCATTCTTACAACATCCGTTTTATTTTTCCCAATAAACTTTAAAGGAATATCTATTCTATTAAGATTATGAGCCTCAAATATATCTGGGTCCCATACACATATATTGTCTATACCTGATAAAACAGCAAACTTTGATACCCAGAACCCAATTCCACCAACGCCACATACGCTTATACTTATATTCTGATTTAATTTTAAACTTTCTTGACGATCATAAAATGACATTATTTACTTCCTTTCTATTTAAGAGCCCCATACATCCAAATCTTCCCTTCTTGTATCCGCAGATATACCTGATCTTCTAATTTGTTGATTCAAATTACCAAGTGTATCATCTTCACCATCCTTCGCAATATGTTTTAAAACTGTTGTTTTTCTTGGCAAGCCCCTTGGTGAACTTGTAGCAATGGATCTTGTATTAATATTTTCTAAAACAGCCTCCGCATCTCTTGCTACTTTAATTATATCATCAGGTGATTTAAAACTTTTAGGATATGACCAACGACCCCAGCAATCTGGATTGGATTGATGATAATGATCAAAATAACCAAGCCCAATAGGTTGTCTCGTTGATACACTAATAATCGTATCTCCATGAGTTTTTATCATAAAAACAACAGGTGATATCATTTTCTTTGAAAACTTCTTCTCAAGTAATTTACCATCTAGAGTCTTTGGCCAATAAACACCCTGAACCAACCAAATTGTTTCATGACCCGATCCCTTTAGAACAGACAAACCTCTTTCTGCATGACAAAATGTTACATTAGGCATGACACTAGAATTCTCAAGGGTTCTCTTTAATTCTTTTTCTTTACGTGAGTACTCTCTTTTCACTTGATTAAAATATTCAATCATCTCTGAGATCTTAGCATTTATCTTATCTCTGATTATCTTTTGCTGAGTATTAATCTTCTCTCTCAACTCATTGCGTATTTCATCTTCAACGGTTATAGGATTGTCTTCAACTGATTTGAACACAACCAATTTACCACCTATACGCAGAGACATACCATCAGTCTTTATTTTATCTATATCAATTTCATTTAAATCATTCAAAACTGATTTAAATTGATCCATTTTTTGATCCATTATTATATCCTTTTACATTTGATTTTCACTCCCTAGTGCTCTTAAATACTAGGGAGTGAAGGTGTAATCAAGTCCCAGCCACATCAAATGGTCTTATCTCAATATTATCATTTTCTTCGATAAGTGCCGGTGCAGCTGAGGGTAACACTTCATCGCTATTATAAAAAACACGAAACTTTCCCATACCAGCGTCTGCAGCATAATCTCTTACTGTGTCTTTAAATGATACACCTGGATCCAATTCGATTTTAGAACCATTTACAACGATATAAGTTCCGCCATCCCTTGGTACTTCATTAACCTCTGCAGGATTTCCACCATCCCAATATTCATCATTCATTTTTTAACTCCTCCTTTTCAATTTTTTATTATAATTTAATATAACAAATTTTTACAACAATGTAAACCAACTATATTTCTCTTGAAAACAAACAATATTGCTCGGACTCATCAGCAGACTTAACAAACAATATTCCCAAATCCTGCTCCTCTCTATATGCGAACCTTATAGAAAAGTTTTCAAAACTATCCTCAATCACAGCCATAATATTTACCACATCTTTATAGTCAAAGGACAATACAAGATCATCATGAACTACATCATCAATGCCGAATCTTAATCCATTTGAGAACTCATTTGATTTATCCGATGTTTCAATAAACAACTTATTTTCTTTCACTTCGAAATATATCTTCTGAAACCTTGAACCGATCTTCTTAATCTTCTTAAAGTGATCCATGAAATCATCATCAAGTTCTTTTTCATAAAACCATGTTACATCATTCCTTATTGATTCAGACCCAAATTTATTTATAATAGTAGGTGAACAAAAATTAAGTATAGTCTTCTGCTTACCAGACTTTAATACAATCCTATTCTCAAAGATCTGGGTGTCGACCTCTTCCGAATCAAACAAATTCAAGAATGGAATGACATTACTTGATGGCTCCGAGAAATTAAGTTCAATTTCATCACCTGTATCAAAAACATCGTTATCCACATTCACTATTGAAATACTACCATCATCGCTTGATATCATTCTTGATTTGGCCTTGCTGTCCGCAAATTTTATCTGAACATTATTAATTGAAAAATTTATTGTGGCCTTTTTTAACAACTCTTTTAGGTTGCTTACATTCGTTTTTATCATCTATCTTTAACTCCTTTTTAAATGTCACAAGCATCTTTGCTTCTCTTTTTGACAAATCTGTTTCTTCGACTACCTTTAAGACATCTTTCATAAACTGTTTTTCTTCAGTTGTCTTCTTGATCCACTTCACATATCTTCTGCCCTTTGGAACAACAGCCATATAATAGTCATATATAGATTTATCAGGTATCTTAAACTGTAAGTGATTTATTTTCTCAACATATTGAATTAAATGTTTATCATGGCTCAACCACATTGATAACATATATGCAGATGCAAGTTTCTTGTCATATGAGTATTTTATTACCTTTGTATATATCTGATTCAAGAAGGTAAAGAGATTCGGTTCACTACTTTTCTTCTTCTTAGCCATATTACACAAACCCCATAATAAAAATAGTAGTCAAAATAACAATTACAATAGATATACTTATTTCTACAAACCACTCATTCAAAAAATCCATTAATTTATAAACCACTCTCATACTATTTTACCATATATCATATCAACAACCATGTGCATAAAATTTATTTCTTTTATATCTGATATAGCATTTCTATGTAAATGCTCACCTATCATTAGAATAGCACCACCTGGTTCTTTGAACTCACCCGCGTTCTCAAATAGATAACTATATAGCTCTGTATAATCGATATAATTTGATTTGAGAATTTGTCGTACAGTTTCAATATCCTTTAGTGTGATACCTCTTAATATCTTATCCCATACACCCTCTGACTTTGATAGTCTACTGCCAATCAAAACACCATCAATACAATTTTCTTGTAGAACATTAATAGTTTTTCGTATGTCTGGATAGCATTTCTCAACAATAGTTTTTATATGAGCAACACTTTCCTTGGTAAGTTTTATCTTCTCACTCCTTAAGATCTTCAAACAAAACTTAGCTATATCAGGCTTAGGTGGGTTCTCTACCTTCAACACAGTGAAACGTGATCTCAGTTCTGGAATAACATACCTATCATAATTACACAGAAGAACAAATCTAGTAATCTTTTGTACGTCTTCCATCATTTGTCTTAGCATCTTTTGGGCACCCTGTGGGCCTGAGGATAATGAGTCGCCCTCATTTAGAACAACAATTTTCATATCCCCATGAGAGGCCATAGATGTAGCAAACCGCCTAACCTTATCTCTCATTGTATCTATACCTGTTTCATCAGAAGCATTAATCCACAGTTTAGGTAAGGCTGACTGCTCCAAAAGTATATGGGCAAAGGTACCTTTGCCAATACCAGGACTACCATACAACATTATGTTTGGTAATTCTATAATAAACTTTCTAAACCTTTTTCTTATATCTTCATTTAGAACCATATCATCTATAGATTTTGGTTCATATCGAAATGACCAGATTGATTTACTATTCATTATATACACTCTATACATTTTATTTTATTTGGTTCTGTTTCTATACCATCATTACAACAAGGTCTTTCACAACTATCATCGTGTATATGTGACTTTATATGCATGCAATCCTGAAACTCACAATTTTCGGCCTCTATACATTTCACCACAGTTTTTTTTTCATCTATTGTTTCTATTTTTACCGAATCAATTCCACCACTACCCATAACAACATTCACATCTGCTGTTCTCCGCACATCATCTTTTAGTTGAAGACTCATATCATACTCAATATCATTCATAGCATCTTCAATAAGATTCTCAACTTGATTTAAAATATCTGATATGTTACCACCTATTTTCTTCTCCATCTTTTGTAAGAATAATAAATACTCATCTTTGTCCATAGAAGATTCCAATTCTTTTTTGAACTCATAATTCTTAATGCCATACAAAAAATACTTACAAAATAACCTTTTGAGAATTTTTTTCATTTATCTATTTCCTTTTTATGTTTTATTATATTAATTATACAGCAAAATTATAGATAAGTAAATACAATTTATAATCTTTCAAGGAGAAAGTTTTTAGATGAATATACTTGATTCCTTTTAGTATTAACAAAGGCATCAATTATCTTTTCATGTTGATCGGAGTTGGTTATTTTATCTGGTATACAAATCACATTCATATCATATTTTTCGATTGCTCTTGTTACCATTAGTTCATTTATACAAACGACTGCTCTTGTATGTTTATTTCTGTTTGCCATAATAGATGAATACATTGAATACTCTGATATAATAATTCCAAGATCATTATATTCAGACACAGCTTCAGAAAGCATTGATACAATAATAGAAAAATCTTTATTGTCAATACTCAAGTTTATTATATTATGGAATTGGAATTTTTTGCTCAGATAAGTTGTTATTAGGTAGGATGTTTCAACACAATTTTTATCATTGCATATATATATTGTGGGTTTTTCACTTGACATTTTATTACTTCCTTTCACAAATTATTATTGGCGGAAGAGGAGAGGATTGAACTCCCACCGGCTTTTACACCGTAGCGCCTTAGCAGGGCGTTCCAATACCAATTATGGTTACTCTTCCATTTTTTGGAGCGACTTGGGGATTTGAACCCTACCTTCCCGCTGGACGCAAGACGTGCTGCCAATTACACCATCGCCGCTTATACTATCCTTATTAGGTTTCCATCATAGTTCTTACCTAAATGTCGTTCTACTTTTCTTAAAGTATCTTCTGTACCACCTTTTCTATCAGGTGACACACAGGCTATAACTATTGTATTTGGCTCTGATTCTCTTGCAACAACTGTATTTCTTTCGTAGAACCATTGTGCCCATTTATGTCTTGGTGAATATTCTACTGGTTTCTTTTCTGGATCGGGTCTATGAATTATTAGCTTTCCATTTGATTCTGTTAGGTTCATCTTTCTAGCAATGATTTCAGCAAACCGATCCCCACCCTTTGGGCAACCGCCAGAAATAATCACATCACCTTTATCATACCATTTCTTGAACTCATTATAAACTTGATGGTAATCGGAAGGATTGTTTCTTCTTCTAGATCCAATGATAATTATCTTCTTAGACATAGATTATCCTTTGAGATAATTCTTCACCTATTTCCCAATCCTCTATAGTAACTTTTACTTTTGTCGCTTCGAAAATCGCATACCAAACAGATCCACAATCATCGCATACTCCTTCAAGACCTGCTGTTTGTGGATCTGTTTGTGGTATCAAATGAGGTTCTGATCTATAACTTATATTACCATTACATTCTGGGCATACATCTTTCATTTAACTTTTACCTTTCTATTTCTTTACTGGGGTGTCTCTTCCACGACCTCGACCTTTTCCACGACCTCGACCTCGACCATCTTTTTCTGGCCAACCCTTTTTATCTTTCTTTGGGCCTTTTCCATCTGGGCCCGTTCCATCACCTCTTGGCATAATTACTCCTCCTTTTCAATTTTTTATTACTTCATTAACAAAATCATATAGTGGCAAATCTTCCATTTCCTCAATCTTAATAGACCACATATCACACTCTTTGCTTTCTTTTATATCACCAGCCAGTTTCTTTATATCAGAGGAAATTATCTTACCACTATCTTGTGATATCTTTACATCCATATATGAATCTTCTTCCTTATATTCTAACTTACCAGATAATACCATACTTGCCCACTTTTGTAAATAAGATTTTGATTTACTTGATAGGTTAGATAAATTGATACTCCAGAAGTTTCTATATCTTCTCAATCTCATCCACCCCTTCTTGAACAAAGACAACATTATTTGCTCTCTAGCTTTGCCTTCAATCCCCATTTTTTCATTATAAAAATCATATATATATTCTATGAATTCTTTATTCAGTCCGAACTTCTTAGGATACCTTATAATCGTTTGTATATGAGTTGTTGGAGCATAAACAATTTCACCCTTTGGTGAAATAAAGAATGCTGCCATAAACACACCTTCCTCAAGAATACTTTCAAAAACAAATGTTCTCTTACCTTTTATTGAAGTTTCTTTTAAATAATTTTCGAATTTCATTATTATTTTCTCTCTATGACTTTTAATTGACTCATATTTATAATTATACACTATTATATAGTAAATGTAAACTCTCATATAAATCTTTAAATTTTATTGGTGTATAGTTGATGTTCTCTACAGATATATTTATATAATAATTGTCATATAAGTTTCTAAAGAGCGGAGATTTATTGTGCAAATGGCCGTGAATAGAGATGGCATTGTGTTTACAAGGTTTTGGTTTATGACTAAAAATAATTGGCACATCTCCATCATATATAGTGAATGGTTTCTTTGTAAGTGTTATTCCTATGTCTTTGAACCAACCAACACTATGTCCATCATGATTGCCTCTTATCATATATATTTCACCATTCAATTTACTTCTTATTTCAAATATTCTCTCTTGACCACCAAAACCAAAGTCTCCAAGATGAAGAACTATATCATCATTACCAACAACATTGTTCCAGTTTCTTATTATAATATTTTGCCAATCATTTGGTCTGCTACAATACTCTCCTATTTTTTTATGGTTGAAATGTGTGTCTGATATAAGAAAAACATTTTGTATGCTTCCCATAGTAAAATATTTTGATTTATTTTTTATCAAATCGTCGAATGTATTATTTGTCATATATTCCCATTTATTTTATTTTTTATGTTTACAATTATTTTTTTTATGGTATACTAGAGCATGCTCGCGCGGCAGGAAGGTTTAAATTCTGATAATATAAAAATATAGAATATAAAAATATAGAATATAAAAATATATAAAGAATAATATATAATTATTTAATATACTTTTTAAGATTAAGTTTAGCCTTTTTCCTATCATATTTTCTATCATTCTTTTTTCCATGAATAACTTTTGTACCTTTTGTTGTGGGTATCCTTCCAATATTAAGATCATTCATCCTAATTATAATATCCTTTTTCTTTTTCTTATCATTAACTGACTTCATTCTCTTAGGCATAAAAATACCCTCCTATTTTACTACATTCAACAGTATTTATATAAGAGGGTATGGTTATTTTATTATTTTTCTTTGATTAAGTTTCTTTGCTTATCCTTTTCTTGTTCGGATGCCATTCGTCGTCTACCCTCTATAAATGCTGTAATAATATTATCAATGTGTTCCAAATCTTGTACAAGAAAAGATTCCTCTAGCTCGATATATCCTGTAAATAACATTTTTAAAGATCCTGTTATTCTTTTCCATATTCTTCTATACCAGTTGTCTTCCCAACCAGTACACCAACATACATTCTTATAAAAGGTCATTTCGAACATATTGATTTTTTTATCATATTCGAATGATATCATTGCATTATGATCGGTACTACCACAATCACATGCTATTTGATATAGAACATAATTTTCCCATTCATCTACATTCATCACACCCTTTGATATTTCACTTTTCATTAAACTTACTCCTTTATTATTTCAAATACAATCCAAAATTGACATTAAGATGTTTGAATTTTGATAATGATTCATTCAAACTATTTGGATGAGCAATTAATAGTTCGGCCATGGACCATCCACGATCTTTAAAGTCCGAGTTGATGAACTTATTCCGTGAACACAGGATAGCATTGTTTAATAAGGCATTACGTGTTGCTTTTTCTGACACGGGATTCTGTTTGAATTCAAGCTCACAAAACTTATTAGTATTGATCAAGTTATGATCAATACAAAATTTACAATTCTTACAATAGTTTCTCAATTTTTTAGCCATTATACTTTTTCCTTTCTTATCTCTGATTCTTTACGAGCATCAATATCTCTCTGATCAAACACCCTGCCATATATATCTTTTATCATATTATTTATTCTATCTTTTTTACCATAATACTGTGATATACACATAATAATTTTTGGTGCATATTGTTGGTTATCTTTTAAGAACATCATTACATCATAACCAGATTTCTTAAATTTTTCTAAATCATGATCTATATATAATAGATCCCATTTTTTTCTCGATAACTGTTTTATACCCTTTTCAAATGTAGTCGCTATATAATCACATTTTAGTATTTTATTATAACTAATAACTAATATTTCCATTCACTTTACTCCTTACCATCTATTTCTTTTTTGTGGCAATAACTGTTTTCGCCGCGGCCTTAAAGGCATAGGCCGTGCCTCTTTTATTTCTCCATCTTGAGGCCATTCTGGTTGTATTATCAACACCTGCTTGTTTACAAGCCTCTACGAAAATCTCATTCTTCAAAGCAAACTCAGCGTTCTTTTGAGCATACTTGGGTTCAATCGGATCGGCCTGTATTCTATCCCACTTAAAATTTCTCCACATGTTTTACTTACTCCTCTTCTTTATAATAGATTTTGGTTTATAAAGTTTAAGTTTTTTCTTTGGTTTCTTTGCTAATGTTAATTTCTTCTTTTTTGGTTTTTTATCACTCTCTTCGCCAACATCATCATATGATTCAGTTGCTGTTGGATCATCATTCCATATATCTGTTGGATCATCATAAGATAACTTTAACATTTCCTCCAGTTTTTGTAAATGTTTACGTGGAAAATAACCATCTATTGTAAGCTCATCAAGGATTTTAATGAGAATATTCTCCGATATTTTTGTTATACTGAACCTTACATCTCTTGGTATGCCTGTTCTTTTATCACCCGATCCTCTTTTCAAATTCATATTAAGAACACAACTAATGTCCTCATGTATCTTCATATATTTTTTCTTTTTTGCTTTTGAACCAGATACACAAACACTACTTACTTGTTTGGATCTGAATACCATAAACTTGAAACCCTTATCTTGATGTTCAGTAGTTTTAGAAAAAATGAGCATACCATTACCAAAGTCTATATACGGCATGCCTGTTTCTGAGTATTTTAATTCCAAAGTATTATTCCTTTTTATTTAATTCTGGATGAATAAAAAATTCTCTTTCTCATTCATTATTTTATCCTTTATTATACTATACTTAGCTAAAAATGTAAACACATTCTCTTATATTAATCGTTTATTTGATATTTGATTATCAATACCTGCTTTAAAGGCAGCCTGACAAAATGATTCTTTGACTATAGGTTTTCTATATTCACCATCATATCCCGCAAAGTAAGCATCATGTAAAGATGAGCACCGCATTCTATCCGGTGGATGGTTTATGTAATGCTCATACATTTTCTGCAATTCTAGTATTTTAAATCGTTTTATCATCTACGTATTCATCCCCCCTCCGTGATGTAACACATAGACCCAGAATGAAAAATCCTGCAATCGTGCCTATGAAAATCCCTGTTATAAAGGCGATCCAAATCATATTGTCTCCTATCCTCTTCTTAATTATTTTGATACATAATTATATCTCTAAAGCTAAAATATAGTGCATAATATTATACCATAATGGATATATTTCTGGCACTCCAATTGCGAATAAGAGTGTCCAAAATAAAATTACTACAAAATTAAACATTATTTTAATCATTATCGATATTCTCCTTTATATTTTAAAAGCGGTCAGGATTCCAACCTGAGATAACCGTGATTTGATCAGATCACCGACTGATAGCCACTTATATCCCCGCTTTAATGTTTACGCTGCCAAGAGCAGTTGATTTTCCTCATCACCATACAGATCCCCAGCCAGTCTACCCATAGTGCCGTAACGGGCTGAGAAAATATTGGAACCATTTCTAGCCTTGGTTTCGTGGGTCATAAGGTAAGTAAGGATATTAAAGGCACCCCATTTGGTGTCAGCCAATTTTTGTTCGTTCAAAAGAGGCTCATAAGATTCACCAATAGTATTTGCCATTTTTTCGGACAAGTACTGAGTTGCCTTAGATTTACCAGTGGTAGGTTTTGTATGAAGACTAAGAAAATCATCGAAAGCCTTTTGATCAAAGGATTCTTTAGTCCATTTTTCCCACACCTTCGCGTTTTTGTGAAACATGTTGAACTTGAAGGCGAAGGATTCTCTCAGCCTATCAACATTACCATCATAGTGAGCGAATGACTCTGAGAACAAGTTTTTCTTACCCATGATCATACCATTAGAGCACATCCAACGAAAACCCATAAGATTGTAACCGAAAGCGGTTCTACCATCATAACCATTATACACTTCAAGGCACACACCGACCACATCGGAAGGCAAGATCTCAGCGTTCAAACGACTATCATCGAAAAGGAACTGACGCTTCCACCTTTTGGTAGTCGAATCCATATGATCCTTGACCTTGGCAACACCAAACTCGCTGACTGCTTCTTCAAACAAATTACTGACAGCCTGATTTTCAACAATATCATAACCAGGTGAAACAAAACCAATCACAGTATTCAGTTCATCATTAACGAGTGCTACTTTGTTAGGTATCTCAACACCCGAAGCCGTATGAACGGTTTCTTTCTTTACATTGAAAAACGGATTTCTTGGTTCGATATACATATTTCACACTCCTTTTTGATTTCTAAGAACATTGTAACACAAAATAAAGTTTGTGTAAATCACTTTTTAATTTCTTTTACTCTCCTCTATATATTGTTTTAGTTTATTCCCCCTTTATACGAAAAAAACATATCTGCTGATTTAAACATGACACTGCAATTTTTGCAGATACAATATTCTATCCAGCTGCTCCCCCCAGGCCCTAATATCCCATTGTTTGATACGATTTCAGTGTATCCTTTATCTGAAAGACATACTGGGCATATACAGTCGTCCGTTATGTCAGTTGCTTCTATCTTGCTGTGTCTATCACACACGGCATCTTGTTCAAACGGTACATCTCTTAACATAATACCTCCTTAGTTTGTCGCTCCCTGATTGGTTTCATTTTTCTTTTGTATCGGGATTAATATATTCAGTACACTTGCCTTCTTTGTCAACATAAATCCCCATTTAATCATGCTTTGGATTGTGTTCATGCGGCCTTGTCTTTGACGGCGGTTTCAATTTCGTACAGCGCCTTGCAATACTCATAAGCCATGCAACATTTCTCGTAGTCGTCACCAGGCTCGACTTGGCTTCTATATTTGTCTGTGGCAACGATCTTGTCCCACTCAGCCATGGTATGAAGGTTGCATCCAATTTGCAGAAATTTGTCGTAAAGTGTGACATTAAAGCTACACGTACCGATTAAATTAATGACAGTTTTAGTGATTTTCGCATCGCCGGAGACCCTCGCATCGCCGGAGACTATCGCATCACCACAGACCTTCGCATCACCACAGACCCACGCATTGCTGGAGACCCCCGCATTGCCGTAGACCCATGCATTGCCGTAAACCTTCGTATCACCACAGACCCTCGCCTTGCCGTAGACCCATGCATTGCCGTAAACCTTCGTATCACCACAGACCCACGCATTGCCGTAAACCTTCGTATTACCATAGACCCTCGCATTGCCGTAGACCCATGCATTACCATAGACCCTCGCATTGCCGTAGACCCATGCATTGCCGTAAACCTTCGCATCACCACAGACCCACGCATTGCCGGAGACATCCACATCGCCGTAGACCATCGCATCACCGCAGACCTCCGCATCGCCGGAGACCTTCGCATTGCCGGAGACCTTCGCATTGCCGGAGACCCTCGCATTGCCGGAGACCCACGCATCGCCGAAGACCCACGCATCGCCGAAGACATCCAGGTTTTTACCAGATTCCACAAACCCACCCTTTTCTCTTTTTTCCACGTCTCCAAACGAGATTAGCGCCTCAATGCGGAATAAGGTTCGGCCAAGAAATGTTTTTGTTTCTTTGGTGAGTTTGTACTTTTTGTTTTTCATGTTTTCCTCCTTTAAGTTAGGCAGCGAGGCTTTACCAGGGCTTGTCTCCCTGGCGTCACCCGTTGTGACTTGCCCCACCGTTGTTGCCGAAGTGCGTAAGCATTGAAGGTGGCTTCGGCAAAACATTAAATCTTAATTCCAATGTTGTAAAAAACCAGTGCGAATATTGCCGCGAATGCCGCTATTTCTATTAGTATTTTTTTCATGTTCCCCCCCCTTTTCTTTACAATCATTGATGTTAATCTACGATTATATTTATCTAATATTTTTTCGTTTATGTTAGGATCCCAATCACCCTTGGTAATGTCCCTAGTAGCATCCCAGGCAGCGTTCCAGGCAGCGGCTATGGCAGTGCCCCCGGCAGTGCCCCCGGCAGCTGCCCTGGCAGCGGCCCCGGCAGCGGCCCTGGCAGCAAGAGTGGCAGAGTACCAGGCAGCATCCCAAGCAGCGGTCCAGGCAGCGACTCTTAATAAGTCATTGCCTGTTTTTAAATATTCGGTGACAATAGCAGGTGCCTCCCATAAGTGTATAACGTCAAGAGCACAGCGACGAGTAAAGTCATTGAGTACATCTGTTGCATCATATCCCCACAGATATTTTCGTTTAGTAGCTGCGATTTTATCAGCACCAATATCAAATTTTCCAGAAAGTTCTACTCGCCAGATTATCGGCCCGGGAGAATATAACAGCGCATCAATTATTCTTTGAGATCCGTGTAGCCCTTGAAGGCAAAGTCGTGGTATACAATTAACTTTGTGCATTCGGTTTTTCCGAATTTGTCGGCAATCACCATATTTAAGCTTTCTATCAAGTTGAGAAAACCACCATACTTTCATTTTATTCTCCTCCTTTAGTTGGCTCGGGTATCGGGCCAGCCCATTTGCTATTATCTGATAATCCCCAGCCGATAGTACATACATCGCCATTCAAAATCTTGACAAAAACTACCCGTGGACTGTTATTGCCTGGGTGAGATTTTGGTGGTTTTTCCCAATACCAACCCATCGTTGTTGGTTTTTCTTTTGTCCATTTCATTTTGTATTCCTTATTCTACCGTTACGGCGTCCATTACAGTTGTTAGTAAATGGGTATAGTCGCCCGTGGTGGCCTCGTCGATTACTGATGTTATATAATCCTGATCCGCCCCGGCTGCTTTGAGTGCTCGTTTCATGGTTCCAATTATCGCAAAAGCATTTCCAGATTTTCCTTCTAAAGAAATTGTCGGTTTTGTTTTTGGTATTTCCATGTTTTCCTCCATTTCCCAAAAATGTTGTTCTTAATCCCTTAGTGTCAAACTTACTTGTTCCTAATATCCTCCATCAAACGGTTGGGTTCTCCTTGACGCCATAATCTCCGCTCTACTCTTACCTTTTTTCGGAACAGAATCCCCTCCTGTACATCCTGCAGAAAATCTATATACATCCTGCAGAACATTTAACTCTTCTTTCAAAGTTGTAATCTCGTTTGATAAAATCTTCTCTTTGAGCAAGAGCCATCTATCGGGCCATGTATCCCTGGCATCTGATTCATATTCACTACTCAATGGTTTTTGAGCAATTATTTCATTCATCAATTCTATGATCTTTGAACTTTTCATAACCCGTCTATCCAAGATATAGATTTTAATTCGTTATTATCATTAAGCTGAAAAGATATTTTCCCATCTTTAGGAACCTCAGGATAAAGCACCCTTATAGCATCCCAAAAGTTGTCTGAAGTTCTTTTGACAAGAATTGCACTTTCCTGAAATGCTACTCGCGCCGCATCATGTGATTCTCTTAGTGTTTCTAAATGATCTACGTGGTCTTCTTCCACTTCAATTCTGTTTAACATTTTTTCTCCTTTTTTGCGAATGGGATTTGTTACGAAGCGCCCTCATTATTCGTTTTCTTCTCCACCATATTTTTTGAAACAGCGAATGGCATATCCTAAAGACATAAAATAACGTGACGGTCTTACCGGATCTTTCATTAATTCCATATATACCTCTAGCAATGCTTTAAGAACCTTCTCTTTTGCCATTGCTCTTATTTGAGGTTCATCTACCCACTCGATAGTGCTATTGTCAGACCGTCCACTATGTTGGCCTTCTTCCACTTCAATTCTGTTTAACATTTTCTACTCCTTCTTAAATTTTCAAGTACTATGATAATTCCCAAAAGTGTTTATCAATTAACGCGCTAATTTTTGGTGGTAAATCTTTTTGGTTTCTGATAATATTTTCAAATACTTCAACGTGTGCCGCACAAAGAGCCACAACCTCCATGTCGTCCTCGTCAAATTTACAGCAGCATCCACTTCTATTTTTTCGCAGAGCAGAATCTTTCCCTGCTTGCCATCTTTTTGCAAAATCTTTAGCCATAATTTTTCTCCTCCTTAGCGCCACCATTGCATAAGTTCTGGATTCTCATATATATTGCCCACTATTTGCATTTCTGGGTATGAATATCCACCTAGTGATGTAACTGGGCCAGAAAAGAAGCCAAATCCCATGTAGCATTCGTCCCACTGGCAGACATAAATAGTGCCATTTACATCAACAATATCCCCCTCGTAAATCTCTATACCTGATTTATCTTTTAGCCATATGTATTGCATGAGTGTCCAGCCGTCATCAGTCCACGGCGCAGTAAATGGGTATCCAATATCAGGATCTTTCTCACATATAAACCACACGTCTAGATCGATAATTTCTTGATAAAACATTAGATAACCATCTTTAGTATCTTTGAATGGTTCATAAATTGCTCTAAATTTAATCTTTTGCATTTTGTGCCCTCCTTCTTTACAGGCGCAATCACAGTAAGTTTCTGCTTTTATTATATTTTTCTCCGTTTGAACTTACGTTTCACCGAGTATTTCGGTTTTTCATAGTCCACAATTTTATTCGTTTTGAGAGCACACCCACCAAGTCTAGCGAATACGGAAGGATCAATATAGGCTTTACAAATAGAGTCCTCATAAACCTTATCGCATCCCGTACACATTTTTTCGTCAATAGGTTTTCTTGTCACATTCTCATTTGGAAGTACATCAATATATTTTCTTTTAGACATTTTCACACTCCTTTTTGATTTCTAAGAACATTGTAACACAAAATAAAGTTTGTGTAAACCACTTTTTTAATTTCTTTCATCTTTATTACTGTTTAATGGCATGCCTGGTAGGATCAAAACCCACGACAATCTGATTAGAAGTCAGATGCTCTATTCCCTGAGATACAGCGCATTATTTATTATTTCTTTACGTAACCCTTTCCCTCACATGTTCTACAGTATTCAGTGACATCATGACCACAGAATATAGTAATTTCTCCATCGCCAAGACAATCTTCGCATACTTTTATCGGTAAATTAAATTCTTTTTTAAGTTCCTCAATTTGTTCTACACCCATTGGTTAACCTCCAGTCAATTCAATATCTACAATGATATCACTAATTTGCTCTAAATTATGCCTTATTACTCTTTTGTCAATTACTTCATTTAACATAGTCAAAAGTGCATCCTATTCATTTTATCAACACTATGAATGTTTATACGCCTTTCATCATTTTTATAACCATTACAAAGAATATAAGCAGATTTAGGTGTAGTTCTAGTAAGTCGTTCCCACTTTAGGCCATTCTTATATCTCACAAGAACTTTAACACCCTCATAATGTTTATTCTTTCTCAGACCAAGTTTTTCAAACTGAACATCTGCAATAGTTTGTTTAACTTTGGCAATTGATTTTCTCTGATTCTTATTAAATTCAAGTTTTTGCTGGCCTTCGTTTACTATGAATTCGTCAGCCATACCAACGATATCAAACACAACCGCATTGGTAACAACTTTCCATAACTCATTGTTTTTAAAGTCATATATACTGAATTCGCGTTTGCCTCTATTATATCCCTTTTTTATTTCACGGATTGCAATGATAACACCATGAAGGGTTTTTTCTTTTTTCTTGAAAATAAATCTATGGCGAATGATAGCACCGACAACGGCCTCGAATACTGAATTAGCGAAAGAACTAGCTTTCTGATCAAAAGCAGATGTATTGAATGAACCGTCAAGAGCCAATCCCCATTTTCTGGCAAGAGTCAAAAGTGCATAAGGTCGGTCTTTATTAGCAATGACTTCACGCATTTTAGCACCTGATGCAAATTCCGAATTGGTCATATCGGGGTGAACTTGTTTAGATATTTCTCTGAATAGTGATTTATCATTCATTATACAATCTCCCCTTCCCCCCAACCGCCTGACCTTACTTTAATTTTTTCGATATTACCCTCGTTACGCGGGCACAATATATTATTCATATGTTCCTTAACAAGTTTTTCGCACTTTTCTGCCAATTTCCAACCAAGATCATATGTCCCTGTTCCATCATCCTCAATTGATGCTTCAAAAGACATATCTATATATACTGTAAATTTCTTTTTCATTTAGGCCACCACCTTTGTGAGCAATCTATCAATTCTTTCATGTGTAACAGATTTACCGAAAACAGCACGACTTTGGCTGGATATTCTGCCAGACCGAAAAGCACCACCTTTACCAATAAAAATTTTAGGGTCAATGCCATCTTTTTCAAAGGTTCTGTACTTTCTGGATTTAGTCAAAATTTCCTCATATCCTCGAAGGGTTACGAATTCCACAAGTTTTTCAGATACCGTTTTTCTTTTAGCCATGATTTTCGATTCCTTTCAATTTTTTCTTGATTATAAAAATATTGTAACACAGAAAATGTTTTATGTAAACCACTTATTCTAGAGCATAAAAAATGGGGATTCTAAGGATATCCCCAAAGCCTGTCGGGTCACAGCAGACAACACTGGGTGATTTCGGTTCTAGCTTGATTTAAGTGAGTGAACCTGGCATGACCTACAATGCTCACTGGGTGATTTCGGTTCTAGCTTGATTTAAGTGAGTGAACCTGGCATGACCTACAATGCTCACTATCCGAATCCAATAATTAGGGGGTTCATTACCCTATGGTAATGAACTCAAAGTCATTGAATTTCAGGTTATCGCTCATGCGAATCATATTGCGGACGAACTTTTCAGCCTTGAAACGAGCGGAGAAAACGCGGGCTTTGGAAGTGGATTTGGAAGCTACAAGAACACGACCTTCTTTAATAACAATAGTGGATTTTGCCATGATATAATCTCCTTTGATTTTTTATTGAACTGTTTTAATATAACCCATTGTATCGCCAATGTAAATGCCTAATGTTTTAATTCATATAAAAAACAACTCTTCTTCTAATTCAAACTCATTATATAATTGAAACCTATCATCCATATATCCTTGACCAGTGCAATCCCCTTCTAATGTAATACTATGAGGTCTAGTAGATTTAACAACTACATATGTATACTCAGAAAAAAGCCAATCCAGATGTTTAATAAAATCATCAATCCATGCCGGTCCGGTAAAACAGATATTCTGTACTACTTTATCTCCAACTTCAAATTTACTCATATCAACCCCTCATGTAACGTTTTAATTTTGTTTTTCTCTCGACTGAAACCATACTAACAACCTTGAACCGACTTGTAAATCATAAATAAAATTTTAAGAATAATTAAAAAATATGGCTAAATGAATGTATAACTTCTCACCTTATTTAATTCGCTTCTGAAACCATACTTTCCAATTGAAATTGGTTGTAACGTTTTGATTTTGTTTCGTTTTTGACCGTACCAACGTTGGAGTTTGTTTAAATTGTTTTTGTTTTATTTTCCGAAGAAAATTTGGTAGGAAAATCAAGGGTTTACTAAACGTCTTAAGCCGTTTTTCAACTCTTCCAATGTTTTATGACATCGGCTACCCGAACTGTTTTAATATAATTCATTGTATCGCCAATGTAAACGCCTATGGTTTTTTCTTTAATTAACTCATAGGGTAAAAATTTAGATTCTTAAATGAAATCGGTGGTTTATATAACCAAAGTTTCGGGCAGAATCGACATCTTTGTAAAATGTTTTTAATATAATTTATTTTTCCTCTCGACTGAAACTATAATACCAAATTCCACCCACAATGTAAATCATAAAATTATCTCCAATAAAATCAGATCCTTATATAATCCTATGGGTTTTCAAGAGAAAATCGAATCAGGATTTTACTCAAAATATCGATTCTGGGCAACTCAGGTGACGCTGGTTGGGTCAAAAAACATTTCGAATGTTATGGGTCGCGTTATGGAATCAAATATTTTCTGTGGTCTAATATCAATATCCTTAATGATGTCAGGGTGTTATCCTATATAATTATATGCCGCAACAGTATCCTCAATGATTTCTGGGGTTTATGTGTGCAGTGTTTTACCACAGTGACCTACCCGATGCATGCCTCATATTAGGGGCACTTATGCTCTACCTGAGGCACAGTGCCCAACTTGAGGCACAGTGCCACCTACCTGAGGCACAAAATGTGCAGTGAAATCCTGCACCTTTTATCCAATGATCTCAGGGAATTATAACGTGTCATATAATTATACATGGCAAGGCCCTGATTTTATTGGAGATATTGATAATGGATCGATTTTCTGGTCGTGATTCCATAACGGCCCATTATATCTCTTTTGGATTTTAACCCACCAGAATTGACCTGAGTTGCTCTGAGGGTATATTTTGAATGTACTTTCAGGAGGTTATGGTGATCCAAATATGCCCCAAAATTTTTAATATGAGGCGGTTTACATCTGAGTCAAAAATTGGTAGAATGGTTTTGTGGTTGGGAGATTTACCCCGACCCATGTGTCTCAAAAAACAAATTAATATGAGACAGTTTACAATCGAGTTAAAAATTGTTATAGTGTACGTGTTGTTCGGAAATTGTTTTTAAAAACGGAAATGGTTTTAAAAATTGTTTGAAAATTGTTCGTTTACAAGTTAGTTCAAAGTTGTTAGAATGTGTTTATTGAGTGAGTAAATTGTTAAAGAAATTGTTAACTAAATAGTCTTGTAATCTTGGCCGATTGGCGGTTAATAGTCCTGTGAAGAAAAACACCTAGCGCTGGGTGCAAAGTAACAGGTTAAATTGGGATGGCTAGTTCTTCAAACCTTTAAAAACCCTTGAGTCGCGACTCAAGGAACCGATTGAAATTCAAAACAAATTGATATACTCGACAGCAAACGTGATGGTTAGTCGCAACAAGTACTAGCTAGGCTAATAGCGGACTATATTGATCTTTGGGTTAACATTATCGGATATTAAAATCCCAAGTGGGGATATTGTTTAGGGAATTAACCTGGTTAGATATTCCTTCTTGTAAGGTCGGTGGCGTGGCATCGAATAATAAAATAATCCACGACGCTTTAATAATGATACCCCAGTCCTACAGATAATGCTTCTGAAATAAGAGTATATGGCCGCATGGTGAAACAATATCGCTGGGGGATTTACAATTTTATTGGTTCCAGTGGATTAAATGCAACGGATTCAGACCGTTCAGCCAATAATGAATTAAACATATGATCTAAAACCCTGTATCACCTATCACCTAATAGGTGGGAAACCTACAAGCAAGAGGTATAGAAAAGGGTATTCGTCTGTTAAAATCAGAAGAGATCATATAAATTTTTATTCGTGTACAATGGTAAATGATTGTGTTATTCTTAATATTATTAACTACAGAAGGGAGTAACTCTCAAATGGCAAGATATGACCGTAGTAAAGACATTGCGGTTTTTGAAAGAACGATAGGTGATGAAATCAACAAATCGCTTAAAGTGTCCGTAATGTCCTATAATGATGGAGAAAGAAAACTCCAGATTGGCCCCCGTACTTATATTAAACGCAATAGGTCCACTGGTTACGGCAAAGCAGGTCGCATGACCCTTGATGAAGTAAAGTCAATCACAGACCTTATGCCTGAAATCGAAGGTGCAATGAACGCTTAATAATCAACAGGGCGGTGTTTTTCTGGGGACCACAGTAGGTCCCAGCCGCCCATTAACAAGATTGTAAGAAAAAAGGGAACATGAAATGAAAATAACACATGATAGATTTAATAGGACAGTGTGGGCTATTAAGAAAGACTTTACAGGAGCGCTGGCTAAGTACTTAGTAATACAATCACCGTATACCGTGCCAGAGAACCTATCAACGTGCATAGAGAAATTCGACCAGAAGCTTGACAAACTGGCATCATTTGACACCAATGGAATGGCTGAAATCTCTTTGTTGGGGTTAACCGCTAATGTAAATTCAATCCTTGAAAGCATCCCCGAAATAATGGCTTTGAACGAGCCAAACGATGATTTTATAGACATCCTGGCGGTAGCTCAAAACATAACCTGTGCATTCGCAGAGGAAGCAGAGTCTCAATGTTATCGGGAACACTGCATGGGCTGATCCTATTATTAACATGGGATCATATCTGGTGTAAGGCATTACCCAGTGATAACATGGGTTTAAAAGATATTATTGACTACAATATAACAAAAGCACTCGCATAGAGATCATTCTCGCATAGAGATCGTTCTCGCATAGAGATCGTTTAGTTTGAATAGTTCAGATATCTTCTTAACCAATCCGCAAAAATCCTTGTGGTTTACATCATATCGATCATTTATTATGGTGATAATAACGCAAAAACTATAATAAGCTTGATCGAGTGTAAAGTAGAAATAAGTCGTGTTCATTTTAGCGTTATGGATAAAAGCACACTTAAAGTAAACCGGGTATGAATTTAAAAAAGGAGTGTACAATGATTAAACAAGATGATATATTAGAAATTAAGTTCAGGATCAAAGAAGTTCAAGAATCATTACTTAATCTTACATGTTCTTTAGAAGAAATTGGTTTTAGAGAAAGCGATTTAGAAATAATAAATTTATCGAATACAATTGATTCACATTTTGATAGTATTAACGAAGTAATGAAGTTGAGTTTGTTTAAAAGGAAAGTTTAGAAAAGTGATTTACATATTATCTTAATTTTGAGATAATAAATCCAACTGTTAGAAAAATCTTCTTCAAGGTTTTGAAAAAACAGTAAAAATCAAAGGAGGCAACATGAATAAGAAAGGATTGACGAATTTCGTAGCAGAGGAAGCAGGGATTACTAAAAAGGACGCTAACGCACTGATCGGTGTGGTTCTGGATGGTGTCACCAGCGGTATTACTACCGATGGTAAAGTGACCCTGGTTGGTTTCGGGACATTTTCAGTAGTGACCAGGAACGCCCGTATGGCTCGGAACCCACGGACTGGGGAAGCGATTTCGGTTCCTGAGAAAACGGTTCCGAAGTTCAAACCGTCCAAGAAACTGAAGGAAGCTACCCTCGGTTTCGAGGCACCTGCCGCAGAGTAATAATACTCGGTAGGATTGACAAAAAAGGGATGATGGCGAGTTCATCATCCCTTTTTTGTTTACATTTTGAATTGTGTGTGGTACACTTCTTATGAATGAGGGCAAATCAAATGAAAAAAGGATAAATCAAATGAAAAAAGAAAAAATAATAGTTTTTGATTATACTGATGCTATTCATGGTTCCGCGCCTTGGCATTATAAAGATGATCACTCGCCTGTAAAATATGAAGTTGAGGCATGGTGCCTTCAAGGTGATACAGGGTTTAGAGCGTTTTTTTATTTAGGCGACAAAATATGTGAAGCTCATGGCGATGATGGTCATTGGTGGTTGATAGGGTGCATGCATAAAAACTGGATTAAAGACTTCAAAAATGTTGTTAATTCTATTGAAGAGTAAAGGGTGATCAAAAATGGCAAAGATCACAACTCATTGTGAGGACTGCGTAAGATTATTAGGAAAACCATATAAAGAAGTCCATGTGTGGTTGGATCATTATGCCAAGAAGTTCAATCCTTTTATCTATCTTGAATATCATAGACAATTCAGGCACACAGAGGTGGCACTTAATAAAAAATTCAAGGAATGGGGTTTCTATAGACAACAAGCCGCTAAAATCCATATCATAAGAGACAATGAAGATTTTGTTCTCAGTAAACTATTTTGTCAAGTAGAAGTTGAGGAAATAGATGCTCTGTATGAAAAAGCAAAACAGTGTTTACATCCTGGTGAAATCGATTATAATGTAGATAACTATAAATTTTAAGGTGGGGGTGGGGGGTTAAAATGGTAAAAATTTGTGTTAAATGTAATGTGTGCCATGATCGATATCCAAAGATAATAGAAGTAGATGCTCGAGAAGTCAATGAGCAAATGCGGGAACTGTTGGGAATTGTAGAACAAGATAATTGGATAGTTGATTGGCAGTCCGGTGACGCGACTTGTACAGACTGTTTGGGTGAAATAGGTATAGAGGTTGAAATTGACCCCAAAACCGGTGATTACAAAACACTGTCATTTAAGGAGTAAATACACAGAAATACTCATGATAAATATAGAAGCAAAGAAAAATATTTTTTTCAAATAACTAGTTTACATTTTATCTCAAAAAAGTTATAATAAATCTTAGTCAAAGTAAGAAAGTTATATAAATAGAATTGAGGATAACGTTGAAGAATATTTTAGTCAAATATTGCAAAATCTGGATAAAGTGGACTATAAAACAAACTCCAGTATATTCTCTTCAATAAAAGGAAAATATTATGTCAAGAACAACTAAAAAAACTACTACAAGGGGCAATGATTATCGATATATAGTCGAACATCATATTTATGCAATCGTACCGACAACGCATATTATCCCAACAGAGGAACATAATATGTAAGTATTAGCTGAAATATAAGTAATAACCTAAAGGGTTTCAGCTAAGTTAAAAGTTGAAATCCTTTTTTAGTTTATGGTTCCATCGTCTAATGGTAGGACACCAGACTTTCGATCTGAGAATCGGGGTTCGATCCCCCGTGGAATCGCCAAATTCACCCCGCGAAGAGGGTGTTGAAATAATATCTTCGACAAACATATCGCCGAGAAGGCTTGGGGTAAGCCCCTGGTTTTGGGTACCAGTAGCTGTGAGTTCAACTCTCACCTCGGCGACCAATTTTTATGGTGGTTGTGGCGAATTGGTAAACGCGATCGGTTGTGGCCCGATTATTAGTGGGATCGTTACCCACCAATCACCCCATTTTATGATCCATATATGAGGCATGTTTACAAAATAATTTGATAGTGTTATAATATAATCTTGAAAGGAAAGAATAATGAATGAAAATTATGAAAAACAAATGAAAGTTAATGAATCCTTTGAAGAGTGTCTTTATAAATTAAAAGATAAAATACAAGTCACCAAATATAGTTATGAAATGTATAATGCCTTGAGTAATATACAATGGCAGAATATAAAAGATCCAGAAAATATTTATTCATGTTCATGGCGATATGCAGGTGGTATGATTGCAGAAATAAAAGGATATGGTGAAAACTATTTAGATTTTTATTGTTCTGGCAATGAAGGTATGGTAACAGAAGAGATTGAGAATGATCTTAATGAATTAGGTTGGAAATCATTAGAATGAAATTTTGATATAATATGAAGTAAATGAGCGTCGGCCAATAGTGTAAGTGGAGAACACAAGTGGCTGTAACCCACCCGCTGAAAAGCTTTGGGGGTTCGACTCCCTCCCGGCGCACCATTTATGATTCGTATATAGACCATAAGACACCTTTATGATCCATGTACGAATCACGTTTACAAAATAAAATATCTATGTTATAGTGGGGTATATTAAATGGAATATTGTATTTTGAGAGAATCATTAAATGAGTGGACAACAGATACAATTTGTTCAAGTAAGAAATATAGACCAATCAAGGGAATTAAGTATAAGTACACTTGTGATAACTATAAATTGGAGATAATAAATGGAATACAATGATCTAGTAAAAAATGTTTCAAAGGATGCCGGTATTGATGAAGAAGAAGCAGAAAAATGTACGGAATCTTTCTTTAAATATTTTGAAGGTAAACCAGAAAGTGTACTGGAAGAATTCTTTGGTTATAATCTGATAGAAATAGATTTTAAATATGATGATATGAGATACAAATGGTAATAGAAAATTATAAACCTTTTAGTGAACAGTTTACAGAGTGTCAAGAGAATGGTAATCTGATAAAGATCGATACATCGATGATGAAAGGATTATATGGTCATGATGTTGGTGAGATAAATGTCTGTATAAAATATAAATCAATTTGTCATTCTGGAGTATGTAGAGAAGAAAGGACAAAGATGAGAATTAAATGTACCGCAATACGATATGAAGGTAAAATATATGAAGGCAAACGTCATGCTGTAATTGGTTTAAAAATGGTACATGATGATATTTGTTCCGCACCTTATCCATTCGGTGATGATCAGGGTTTTGTAACAGAATGTGGAAAGTATGTTCACAGAGCACCGGCACTTATGATTGCACTTAGATCAGGTCAAGTGAAAGAAGGCGAACATATACGACCAAATGAATTATATAGTGAAGATTTAAAGTAAGTAATAGAGGGGGATGTTCCGGTGAGCGGACTGTAAATTCGTTGCACGTTAAAATTTCATCGGCGGCTGTGTGAGTGGTTCGATTCCTCCATCCCTCACCAAAAAATATAAGCTCTTGTCGCATAGTGATCGATTGCACTGGTTTCGTAATCCAGCGGAATAATTCCCACGTAGGTTTAAATCCTATCAAGGGCTCCAGAAACAATAATAAAGATAAAGATAAAGGATTAAGGGTAATCAAATGAAAATTATAATAGCAGGCGATGTTCATGGTCGATTCGGTGAACTAAACACACTTATCAGTAAACAAAAACCAAATCTTGTGATCTGTTGTGGTGACTTTGGTTACTGGCCTCACTTTGGTAAAGATGAGTTTAATAAAATCAAACCACAAGGCTCAAAGATACTGTGGTGTGATGGGAACCATGAAGATCATTGGTCTTTGAGAGACAGAAAAACCGATGAATTCGTGAAAGACGTTCATTATATGCCAAGAGGATCAACATTTACATTAAGCGATGGTCGTGTCTTACTCTTTATGGGTGGCGGAGATTCAATTGATAAAAATTCTAGAACAACTGGTGTTGATTGGTTTCCAGAAGAAGTGATTGGACAAAAAGATATTGAGAACCTTCCTGACAAGAAAATTGATATTGTTATATCTCATACTTGCCCACTTGAGCTATTAGGTGAAATGAGAGGATATCGAGAAAAAAAAGTAGAACCTTCTAATCACGCTCTTAGCTACATTTTAGAAAAATATAATCCTCGCCAATGGTTTTATGGTCACTGGCATTCATATAAAGAAGTGTTACTGAGAAGCACAAAGTTTACTGCTCTATCATGTTTGCCTACTTACATGGGTCATGGTAGATGGTGGATTGAGTTAGATGAGAAAATATCGAGTAAAATATCAACATTTAGTTTTAATGATAATTTTTAAATTTGGTTCGTAGTCGGAATTCTAACCAATAGAAGACGATGTTTCCAAGGGTGAAATTGATCAAAACAGGGAAGGGTGGTTCCTTTCAATGTCGTGATAAAGTAACCCAAAAACATAATATTGTAACATAAAAAGTTAATGTTGACCAGAGCGCGCACTAAATCAGTTAGTGCGCGCTGTGGTTTACATTAAGTATATAGAAAGGAGAAAGTAACAATGATTTATCTATCCAATACCTTCTGATGTAACTTAACATTAGGAGGCATACAAATGAAACATGGCGATATTATTCAAGAAGCAGATTGGCTACATTGGTGGCCTAAGTGGAAAAGATATCCACGTTTACAATACAGATTTAGATACGATCCTGTACCATTATATATCAATAACTATCATAGAGGTTGTTGGTGTAAAAGACCACATCACATGAATGAAGAAAAACAATTCTATGCATGTGATCCAAAACTAGTAAGAGGAAAAAGACATCCAAGACACCTTCCAGATCCTTGGGATGATCACAAAAGAAGTGATCTAAGAGACAAAAGATCATGGAAAAAAGGATATAGAGTTCGTAAACAATGGATGAAACATATAGCCAGTTAGCTCAACGGAAGAGCCCGCGATCGATAATCGCGTGATAAAAGTTCAATTCTTTTACTGGCTACCAAATTTAGCCCTATAATAGAATGGTAGAATATTTCTTTTACAAGGAAATTAACTTGGTTCGATTCCAAGTGGGGCTACCAAAATAAAAAGTAGTTTACAATTATTTCAAAAAAAGTTATAATAAATGTAATTGAAGTTGAGAAAGTTATATAAATAGAAAGTAGGAGTAAATGATGATGGCGAGAAAAATTAATAGGCAAAAACAGAATAATAGATGTTTATCGACAGGCATACTTGCGTTCTCCTCATCATTTTTGAATTGGGCAGGAGATAAGTGCCTATGATCTAGCTGAAACATAAAGTAATATTTTAAGGGGGTTTCAGCTAAAAAGTTAAAGTTGTAACCCCTTTTTAGTTTATTCGGATATGTCGTATAAAGGGAATTATACTTGACTCTTAATCAAGATGATGTTGGTTCAAATCAAATCGTACCATCAAACAATAGAAAGGAAAATATTAAAATGAACACATATCATAAAATCCAAACGGTATTTTTAAGAGATCCTAAAACTAAGTTCAAAACACTTTTAGAAGGTCAGTTTGCTAAATTTGAGTTTGAATATCTCGCAGAACTTATGTGGGCATGGACAGAAAAAGTTGATGGTACTAATATTCGCGTACAGTATGATAGTGATGAAAAGAGCCTTAACTTTAATGGCAAGACAGATAGGGCTCAGTTACAGGCAACTCTTTTCGAGTACCTAACAGAAACCTTTACACCAAAGAAACAACTTTTTATGGATACATTTGATAAAGAGAATGTTAAAGTATGTTTATACGGTGAGGGTTATGGCCCCAGAATTCAAAAAGGTGGTGGCCTGTATCGTAAAGATCAGAGTTTTGTATTGTTCGATGTAAAGATCAATGATTGGTGGTTAAAACGTGGTGATGTAGAAAATATCGGACATAAGTTTGGTATTGATGTTGTACCAATCATTCGCCATGGTAATCTTTATGAAATGGTCGAGTTTGTTAGAAATGGTTTTAATTCACAATGGGGAGATTTTCTAGCAGAAGGTATTGTTGCAAGACCATTCGTGGATTTGAGAGCAAGAAGTGGTGAAAGAATCATTACTAAACTAAAATGTAAAGATTTTGTATAAAATGAATATTGTGGATTAGAGAAGTGGCCTATATAGGAGGGTTCGAATCCTTCAGATAGGTGGGGGTGATCGATTTCCAACCCGCCATATAAGGGTTTGTAGTTCAATGGTAGAACATTCGGTTCTTACCCGAAAAATTAGGTTTCGATACCTACGAACCCACCATACAATAGAAAGGAGTATTAAAATGGAAAAGTTAACTAATTACCCAAAAACATATTGCCCCTTTATAAGAAAAACATTTGATGTTAATAAAGATCAATGGAAAAAATATGGTCGAAAACTTCAACTACGTGAGCCTAATGTTTATCTTGCAGTGAATGAGATTAATCCTGGTTATGAATGGGTTCTTGATGATCCTGATACGTTTGCAGTTGAAAAACTTGATGGTACAAATGTTAAACTCAAAACAGAAAATGGTAGATTAATTGCTCTTCAAAATAGATTGAATATCATTGATCCACTTCAAATAGTAAAAGGTAAGGCATTTATTCTCGAAGGCGTTTTTCAAGCAATTGGGAAGGGTTATGTTGAGAAAGATGGGGAACAATCAGGCGAAGTTATTGGAACAAAACTTCAAGGCAATCCATATGAACTCAATAATACACATCTATGGTATCCTTTTGAAAAGTCTATAAAGCATTTAAAATACAAGTCTTTTTTTAATCATGATAGAACTTTTGATAATTGGAGTTCATGGTTCAAAGATTACTTATTTTCCCTCTTTGCAATGAAAAGAGGTAACAAGGATATTATGGCAGAAGGTGTAATATTTTATAATCTAAAAAGAAAAGCCGAAGGTAAAATATATAGAGCAAAACTTAGAAGAGACATGTTTGAATGGTATTATAGTGATAAGATTGATATTTACAATTATCATGGGTAATGATATTATAAAATAAATGATGCGGGTTAGAGTAGCCAGGTCAACTCACTAGTCTCATAAGCTAGAGCTCTTAACGAGCACGGGGGTTCGAGTCCCCCACCCGCTACCAAAAAAGATAAACGAGTTTGACTCATGTTTATAGTGTTCTAGACACCATTTAAAAATAGTTGGTTTGTGCTCAAAGAATATCAATTATGGCATATTCATTGTAGTATACTGAGTGAAAGCCTCAGGACTCGTTTGTTGATAAAAAAGTAGTGAGAATGTATAATAAAGATTACGTTGTGAACACGAACGTTATGTGGTAAAACATGGTTTTGTATAGGTCCTGGAGTGCCCTAAGCCCTTGTAGCTGAACTGGATCAGCACGAAACTTCTAATTTCGTTCTATGTGGGTTCGAATCCCATCAAGGGTTCCAAAAAATACGGTCTGTTGGAAGTAGGTGGTGAACTTCGTGAGACTGTCAATCTCAAGTAGCGGGTTCGATTCCCGTACAGACCGCCAAAGAAATGGTATCATAAGTTAATACCATAGAAGAAGATTATAAGTTAAAATCTATTCCAGAATGGTGTCCTTTAGAAAATGCAGAAGAGTATCATTTACATGGACGTATAGATCATCCATTTTAATAGAATGAGGAAGGCGCCGTCAACAGTGACAAACAATATAAATTAATCTTAGGAAGAAATCCGGTTGGATGAGGACGCAGTCTTGAAAACTGTTGGGTGTAAAAGCTTTGGGGGTTCGAATCCCTCTTCTTCCGCCATTAAAGAGTTTTGATGATTTTTATACATTTTGAACTAAATTATTATTGCGGCCTGAGCTAGTGTGGTCATATCGTTCGGTTTAAACCCGGAAGAATTCAGAGAGGTCGCGCCAAAATTAAAGGAGTATGATAGTGAGTAAAACAATAATAATGGCAGAAGAATTTGGTATTTATTGGTCTAAAGATGATCTAAAGAACCTAAGAGAACTGTTATACATAGGTTTGGGTGGTAATATTGGCGATGAAAGAATAAATTATATAGGAATCGCGGTTATAGACAGAATAGAGGAGAGATTAAAATGAACTTAATACCACTTGAAAAATGTGTAAAGGGCAGAGTATATAAACTCGATTGCCGTAATTTTAATTATGGTGTGTATAATGGTAAATATGGCTTCATTGGTATTCGCCGCAAGTTCAATGATAGATTTCTATTTACTGAATATCACAAAGATATAGATCCCCACTATGGTACTGTTATAAGAATGGAAGACATGGGTATCGATGTTCCGGATGATATAGAACTAAAAGAAGACGAGCCAACCATTGATAGAAATACTGGCAGACACGTGTGGTTCGATAAACCAGTTGTTGATGGTGGTCGAGGCTGGGTATACAAAGATACTGATGAAAATAGTTATGATATAAAACCAGTCTCTCATGTGAATAGAAAATTGTTTAAATTCTTGGATGATATGTGGGAGGATTTTAATTATACAGAAGTAGAGTAATATAAGCACCCAGCCCTTAATCTGAGAGGGACTCAGGCAAGTCTCCAAAGCTTGTGGCATAAAGGCGTTCAACTCGTCCTGGGTGTGCCAAAATAAATATGGGGGCGTAGCCAAATCGGGAAGGCACTTGGTTTGCAACCAAGAGATTGAGGGATCGTTCCCCTCCGCCTCCACCAAATGATTTAATAGATAAAAAAACATCAATACTTTATGGTTGGAAAAGAGGTAGATCAAAAGGTAATTTTAATCCTATACCCTAGTATACCCTCTGGCTACGAACCAGTTGAAAGGTTAACGAACACATGTGGGTTTGAATCCCATCTAGGGTTCCACTAAGGGCTGTGTTATCAGATGGTTTTCTGGTGACTGGTTGCAATCCAGTTTTTGAGGTTCAATTCCTCCGCGGCCCTCCAACTTTAAAAAAAAGTAGTTTACAATAAATATGATTTGAGATATAATAGTTAAATATGACATAGATAGTTCCTATAAAAATATTAATAAATAAGAAATACTATCCGTCATATAATTAGTTATCAAGTGACATAAATGGTTCCTCTATAAAAACTGGAACCGGATGCTGGCGAGCCTTTGGTTCGTACCAGACCGGTTATTAAATTACCATTCGTCATTTAAAATATTGGGCAAATGAAAGTTCCTATAAAACACACTTGATATGTATAATTACTTTCCGCCCATAACAAATTAAAAGGAGTGAAAATGAAACGATCATTGTTAAGATTATTTAAAGCTGTTGAGATCGAATCCACACCTAAACATAAAGATGCCGAAGTTAGCCGTTATATCAATGGTATAACATTAAAGAGTGGTTTCGTTTTCTCTCCAGAGATTCATTATAATTGTCCTCAAAGCAAAATGATAGAGATGGCCAATGTAATAACTAATGAATTGGGTATCACTTCAGAACAAATGAATAATGCTTTCCATAAGTCATGGGATAAGGTTGCCAATGCTGATCTGTTATTGCTTCAATTAGAACAAGCAATTCATTATGCAACAACCTATGGTTATGAATCAATCGGTATATTCAAGAACAGTACTGTATTCATTCCAGATGAACAATTGGATGTACCTGGTTTAGAAAATGGTATTAAGTTAACTGTTATCAAAGGTATGACAAAGTATGATATGAGAGTTGCCTTGATGGACTTGCTTGATACGGGCATTGCATTGAAAGAAGATACAGTTGTTGATTGTGTTGTATTGGGTAAATATCTTGAACTGTCAAATGATGAAATCAATAGTATCAATAATAAAGAAGTAAAGACTGCTCTTTTTGATGAACTAGGTGGTGTTCCAAAGAATCCAATTGAGTTCCTGAGATATGTTGTTTATAGAGTTACTGGTAAAACATTATTGATCAAAAATCAAGCACTTATTGCTCAAATCAAAGAAGGTAATTTGGATAGAGCACTTGATCCATTTAAAATGTATGATATTGGATATGGTATGAATCATTTGTCAGGAATCTTCAATAGATTCAAACCATTGTTCTTGGCTTTCAAGGCTCATAGGGAATTGAAGCCTGTTATAAACAAGTTGAGTAAACTTTCTAAGAAATATCATGAACCAATGAAGAGTGATTATTTAAATGATATTACAGCTATGATTAAGAATAGTATACACATTGATGTTCGTACTCTTCGAGACAAACTTAACAAAGCAAACGCTTTCAGAAAAATCAGATTGGCTTATGCTTTAAACTATAGAACCAATGATGTTAGTTCAATCCTTTATAGAGTCAGAAATGGCAAGGGGTTTTCAACTGAATTTTCGTTTGATAATAAGAGAGTTGCCAAGAGAGCACTGAACATTGTATTGGATTCGATTGCCAAAGATCTTAAAAGAAATGTGGAAGGCAAGAAAATATATGTTCCATCTAATATTAGATATGCTCTGCCTGCAACTGAGAAACAATTTACAGGCAACTTCCCAACTGGCACAAGTGTAGTGGTTGATAGTGATATGATCTTTGGTATTCATTGGAATGATATTGGTGGATATAGAATTGATTTGGATCTATCATTAATTGATGTAACTGGATATAAATATGGCTGGGATAGCAATTATCGTAATGAAGATAAGAGTATTTTGTTTTCTGGTGATATGACTTCCGCTCCTGGGCCAATGGGTGCAACGGAGTTGTTCTATGTTAGAAATAATGTTGTTGGATCAAACATCTTGTCAGTTAATTATTACAACTATATGGATGATGTTCCTGTTCCATTCAAGATCATTGTTGGTAAAGATAAAACAGATAAGTTCAGAAATAACTATGTACTCGATCCTAATAATGTAGTAATGACGTCTTCATCAAAAATGAATGTTAAACAAAAGGTATTGGGTCTACTGAACACTACTAAAGATGAATGTAGATTTTACTTCACAGAGGTTGATATGGGTAACTCTATAACATCATCTTCTACGTATGATTATGTTACTCATGCTAGAAAGTATATGTTCGACTTCTATAAAAACAACATAGACCTTGATGTGATGCTACTAATGGCGGGTGCTGAGTTTGTAGAAAATGTAGAAGATTGTGACATTGATCTTTCACCTGAGAATATTAAAAAGGATGATATAATTAATATGTTAGTGTAAGGGAATCAAGCCACCATAGAGGAAATGGTCTACTCAACAGGTTTAGGCCCTGTGCCTTCGGGCGTCTCGGTTCGAATCCGAGTGGTGGTACCAGTTAATAATTAAGCGGTTGTAGACTAATTGATAAGTCACCAGTCTTCCAAGCTGGCGTCAGAAATGACATTGTGAGTTTGAATCTCACCAGCCGCTCCAATAAAGGATTGGTGATTATGATGGACACAATAAAAGATAGAGCTAAAGAATTATTGAGACTAAGTAGAATAGAACTGAAAAGAAGATCAGAGTTACTTAAACTAAAGAATATAGAAGGGGCTGGTAAAATAAAACTAGCTGTTATGATCGCTGTGAAAGAATATATTGATGATCCAGACTAGTTTACATTTTATATACTATCTGATATACTATATACAAGTTAAAGAATTGTGTATTTATAGGGAGAGAGTTGAGATTGGGGATGATAAACTCAACAGAGATATGGGCAAATCCGGATAAGCCCCATATAGCATAAAGGTTAATTGCGAGAAAGAACTGTTCAATTCGAATATCGCGACATCCTGTAAAAAGTTATGCTTGTCTCAATAGAGGCAAGTATAACAACAATATGTAACTCTCCCGCTATAAGTACATAATTTGCCGGAGTGGTGTAAATGGTAGCCACGCGAGGTTTAAGCCTTCGTGCCTGAGATGGTGTAGGGGGGTTTCCGGTATCATATATCGCGGAGAGGATGCTGGTTTCCAACTAGGGCTCATATCCCTGGTCGCGTCGGTTCGATTCCGATCTCCGCTCCCAAAAATAATGGGGTATCGTCCAATTGGCAGGACAGCGGACTTTGAATCCGCTAATGATCTGGTTCGAATCCATCTACCCCAGCCATAATACAGCATGCCCGCATAGACGAAATGTGGCATAGTCACTAGTTTCAAACACTAGGCCCTCGGGCGTGTAGGTTCGACCCCTACTGCGGGTACCAGAAAGGAAAAACAAATGAAACTATGTATAGATTGTAGATATTATGATAGTGTTAAAGGTATATCTTTATTCTTTAAAACAAAGGCATGCATACATCCAAAGAATATTGAAATAAATCCAGTCACTGGTGATATAGAGTATGGATCCACACCAAGTCATTTAAGAAAATTTGTTGATGCTTATTGTGATAAAGATGCTTATTGTGATAAAGATGGTAAGTGGTTTAAGAAAAGAGTGAAGAAATAATATAGTCTAGTAGCTCAATGGTAGAGCATTCAACTTATAATTGAAAAACGTAAGGTTCGATTCCTTTCTAGACTACCAAATAATTTTTATAGTTCAAAGTACTACAATGTTGCTCAAAAAAGAATTAGAGAGTATGTAAAGACACAGAATAGCAAAGGGGAATTTTTCAAATGAAAATATTACAAAAAGTTTTAATATTGGTTGGTCTTAGTGGGTTTCTATTAAGTGTTCTAGTTGCCATATTATTACCATCAGCCATTTCTCTCGCAGTGATTATATGGTTTTGTTCATCTTGTATTATGGCAATAATAGGTCTTGTATGGTATTATAGAAATCCAATTAAAATGTATTAGGAGGAGGGGGGGGGGTTTATGACAGATATGAAATTTAAGCATTATATTTTATCACCGGATTTAGACGAAGCAGCATATATGGGTAACATAGGCTTTGAAGAACTTGTAAGCTACTATAAAAAAGCATCTAAAAAAGAAATTAAAATTATAGAAGATATAATTAAAAAAGAAGATTGGGAAGAATTTAAGAATCAAATCTTTAAGGTATTGGGTAAAAAACTAAAATAAGATAATTCACAACTAAACACTAAATCGGCATAGGATTTTCATTCTATGCTGATTTTTTTGTTTACATTTTTTACATAATTTAGTATAATATATGTAATGTTCTACACAATAAATTAAATTATGTAATTTATTTCATAGTAATTAATATTTTATAATGCTTTGTTTTCATATGTTTTGAAGTATTTTTTAAAATATTGGGATATTGGCATAATTATTGTATATAACATGTAGTAAAATAATAATAAAAAGGAGAATGAGAAAATGAGAAAAATTTTAATGAGTTTAACGATTTTAATGTTAGGAATGTTTTTAGTAGTTGGGAATGTGTCAGCGTTAGCAATTAATTCCGATTCAACAATGTCTACAGAAGGTGTGATATATAATGAATCAAATGCTGAGACATTGGTTTTGAATGATGTTGATCAAGCTGATATGCATGCTTATTTTATATTAGAGCTAGCAGGTTGGTCTGGTCAAAATGTATTTGGGATTTATGGTATTTCAGAAGATGGTAATGGTAATGCTCTTGCACCTAGTTCAAATCAAATGCTTTCTTTATTTGATGGCGTGGAGGGTACATATTCAGTTAGTATTAAATTTGATCTAGTTAATGATCAAGCATGGAGAGTGGATAATCCAACAGATGTTAAAGATATAGGAATGGAATTTGGTTTGTATCTTGATTCATCAGCTACAATAAGTAATCTATCAGGTATTTTCTTTTCACAGAATGATCTTAATATTAATTCACATGACTATTTTTGGATCTATGATGTGTCTAATGGTATTTCAACAGAGATCGGTGGATATGAGACTGTTGTAGCAATGGAAGATCAATTGTTTGGTGGTGGGGATAATGATCATAATGACTTGGTTGTTGGTATTACTGATGCGTCGCCAGTACCCGAGCCAGCAACAATGCTACTATTAGGAACAGGATTGCTTGGATTTGTATCTATAGGTAGAAGAAAATTTAAAAAATAATATAAATAAAATATAATAGAATATTTAATCGATATAGGCATTACGCCTATATCGATTTTTTTTGTTTACATTTTGTATTATGTATAGTATAATATAATATAAAGGAGAAATAAAATGAATGATGAAAATATGGATAGTATTGGTGAGCCATTTGATTTTAAAAAGTACTTAGACTCGAAATATCCTTTACTGGAAGTGTTTAGAGAAAAAACACCAGGAACACATAAGCATTCACAAAATGTTGCTTTGCTGTGTGAGGCTGTTGCATTAGGTCTTGATTTGAATGTTGATGAAATGAAGGTAATTGGGTTGTATCATGATATTGGTAAAATGAACTTCCCAGAAAATTTCTCAGAAAATCAGAATGGAACTAATGTGCATGATGGTTATGATTCTTTTGTATCATATCATCTAATAACAAGACATATTGGTGATTCGGCTGTTATTTTATTGAATAAAACAAATTTACCTAGAGATACTATTTCAAAAATAACAGAGCATCATGGCAATACTGTTCTTCAATATTTTTATGAAAAATCTGAATCAAGTACAGAAGAATCATATAGATATAAATGTTCATCACCAAGTACCATTGAGTCAACTGTTTTAATGCTCTGTGATTCTATTGATGCTACCGCTAGAGCACTTTCTGCTGCGGGTAAATTGGGTTCAATAGAAGATAGAAAGGCTGTTGTTAGTAGTACTATAAATAGATTGATGGATGATGATCAACTTGATGGAATGACGGTTGGTTCTATTAAAGTTATAAGAAGAGTTCTGTTACGAGAGTTAGAAACGATTTATCATAAACGTGAAGTATATGGTAACGAAAAAAAAGAAGTTAAAAATGATGATTCTGTAAGGATAGAAGATAAGGAGTAAAGGGGGGTGTGTTGTGGTCGTAAGGGGTTATAAAGTTAAAGTATGGCAAGTTGTAGTCGGTGTGGGTGTTGTATTAAGTGTGCTTGGTGGTTTCTTTACAGCAGAAGATAGATGGAATCAAATGGATGAAGTCATGGCGGCTGAAAAGGAAGCTGATTATAAGATAGTAACAGCCGGAAAGGATTATGATAATAAGTTGTTACTTGTGTCTCAGGAGATCATTCAAACCTTTGAGTCATATCAAAAAAAACAAGATGTTCAAACCAAAGGTCAGGCATTAGAAATATTGGATATGCAGTATGAAACTCTTACAAGACAATATTATGAGGTTCGTAAACAATTAAAAGCTAATCCAGGTGATGTTGAGTTAAGAGAAGAACTAGATAGAATAAAAAGAGATAGAGAAAGAGTTCTGAACAGAAAAAATAAAATAATGGGTGAATAAAAATAAGGATATCTAATGAGTGAACTGAATAAACTGATCGAATATGATAATTTGTATTATAATGAAGGAACGTCGCCTCTTGATGATGGCGAGTATGATAATCTAAAGAAAGAACTCAAATTAAAGTTTCCTGACGATCTATATTTTACTGAGGTAGGAAGTCAGGTAAAAAATAATGGAAAGGTGAAACTCAAGTATACACTAGGTTCGCTCAATAAAGTCAAACTTGATACATTACAGAAATGGCTTGATAAGCAGACATCTGATATTTTTATCATAAGTGAAAAAATGGATGGTGTGTCTTTTTATGTGAACTATAAAAATAAAGAAGTGGTGTCTGCATCAACAAGGGGTGATGGTAGTTATGGTCAAGATATAACTGATAAAGCTAAGGTTTTTTGTGGCCCTATAAAAACAAATAAAGATTCATGGTTTCGATGTGAGGCAATGCTTGTTGGATCAAAAATCAATGAACAACTTGGTTTCAAAACAAGAAGAAATGGCGTTGCTGGTATTATAAATCGTGATGGTTTAAAAAATGTAGAACACATTACACCATTTTTCTATGAACTACTAAATTATGATGAAATACTTCCAGACTCAGATGAAATAGGAAGATTTGATTTTATGAATGAAGTTGTGGATATGGGTAGCTCTAAAAATTTCATACCTTTGTTTTTTATATACAACAAGAATAATCACACAACAGCAGATATCATAACATTTTATGATAAAATGAAAGAAAAGAATGCATATGATATAGATGGTCTTGTTATAACACCAATTGACTATAAAAGAGAGAATGTCCTCTACCCTAAGAATAAAGTAGCATTTAAAATCAATGAAAAACCCATTAATGTCGTTGTGAAAGAAGTAATGTGGAGTGTTACAAGAACAAGTAGAGTGGTTCCATTAATTAATATCGAGCCTACTGAAATTCAAGGTGTTACTATTTCTAAGGCAACGGGATTTAATGCAAAATATATTGTTGACAATAATATAGGTAAAGGATCTATTGTAAAAATTATTAGATCGGGGGATGTTATACCCACAATAGTTGGTGTTCAGAAGGAATCCAATCCTTATTTACCAACAAAATGCCCAGCCTGTGGTGCTGATCTGGTATGGGAAAGTGTTGATCTAAAATGTACCAATGATGATTGTTGGCGAAAATCATATAAAGAACTTGAGCACTTTCTCAGAGCAATGGGCGCCGAGAACATAACAGAGAAAACACTCATGAAGCTCGGTGTGTCTCACATTGAAATGTTATATGAGATCGATGAGTGGAGTATTTCAACTATGGAAGGATTCGGTGTAAAGAGAGCACAACAAATAATAGACGAGATACAAGGAACATTGTTTTCAACACCCGAAACACTACTAAGATCATTTGGTATAAAGAATATTGGCAAATCATTATCAAGAGATATAACAAAACATTTGTACAGAATATCCGATGATGATAATACAGTAATGGAATATATATTTTCATTGCCATATGAAGAACTAATAAAAATTGAAGGAATCGGAGAAAAAATTGCTGAAGTATTTGTTTCGGAGATAAATAAACATAGATGGAAGTATGATTTTCTTAAAAGTGTTGGTTTGGTCTTTTCAAACGAAAACGAAACAGGAAAGTTTGATGGAATGAAATTTACTTTAACAGGGAAGGGGAGTTTGGGAAGAAATGAAATTCGGACTCTTATTGAACGTAAGGGTGGTTTGGTCAAGGGTATTAGTAAAACTACTAACTATCTTGTTGTTGGTGATATAAATACAACAACTAGTAAGGCTAAAAAGGCTAGAGAATATGGTGTAGAAATTATCATATATGAAGATCTGATGAAAATGTTAGGAGTATAATATGTTAGAAAACATTAAAAAGTATATAAGAATTAATGAAAGTTACTTTGAAACCGAATCATTCTTTTCATTTATAATATTTAGAGTCGTCCCTAGTGATAGTGATACTTATAAAGTTAAATTTTCTTCGAAATATGGTAAAGAACATGATATAATTATAGGTTTGAAAGCCAAAAATAAATTAGATGCAAGAAAAGAATTTGAAAAAAATATAAGAGAGGTATAGTATGGGAAAGTGTATGCGGTGTTATTCAGTATACCCACCACAATATATGCGAGATATTGAAGGATCTGAAGATGGTGATCAGCAATGTGTATATTGTAAGAGGGGAAACGATTTTGTAATGTTAGTAAAAGAGGGTGCTATGGATGAAAAATATACAAAAAAGCAATGTATAAGTGATTACAAAGTATTTCTAAATGAACTAAAAAACATGCCAAATATTGCGAATAAATTGGCAAAGCCAAAATAGAGAAGGAAAGTGATGTCATGAATACAATAATAAGAGGCAATCCTGTAATACTATTAAATGCGGATTATAGTTATCTGAATACAATCAAATGGAAAAAAGCATTAACTCTTGTTACAAAAGATAAGGTTAGTGTTGTTAAATACAGTAAGAATGTAATAAGATCAGCATCTGGTATTATAATCAAAATACCTTTAATAATGAAATTGATAAAATTCATTAGAACTGTATACAGAACCCGTGTGCCTTTTTCAAAGAAAAATATTATGATTCGTGATGGTATGAAGTGTGTTTACTGTGGTGCTACAAATGTTAGACTAACAATAGACCATATTCTCCCAAAGGCTAAAGGTGGTAAATCGACCTTTGAAAATACTGTTGCTGCATGTAAACCATGTAACAATAAAAAAGGTAGTAAGCTTTGCTCAGAGGTTAAAATGTATCCAAAGAGCAGAGCGAACTCACCTACGATTTCTGAGTTTTTGATGATCAAAATGAAGATACTCGGAATAGATAAGATAATAAGTGATTTGTTTAAATAAAAGTGAACATAGATAGTAGATCGTTAGTGTTTTACTATCTATGTTTGAAAGGTTTGGAGAATATGTTAAATGACAAAAAAGAAAAAAGATGTACTAAATCGTATAAAAAAACCCGCACAAATAAATTTCCTCAGTTATATAGCAGATAATCAAGGATGTGGTACAATAAGAGTAATGTATCCATTTATATTACTTCCACACTCAACAGATAAAGATAACAAATATATAACACAATATCAATCACAATATGTATCCAATCCAGATTATTATCAAGGGTATACTTTTACCCAATTTCAGAGATCAGCAACAAAAGAACATTTGAGTCTATTTTTACATTATAAAAAGAAGATTCAAAAGAGATTCAAAATACCATTGATATATGAAATTGATGATATGTTGATTAATATTCCTAAGTTCAATTATGCTTCATTATATTATGTTAAAAACGAGGAATATATAAAAAAAATGATTGCAATGGCTGATGGTGTTATCACATCAACACAAAAATTAAAAGAAGTATATAGTAAATATAATAATAATATAGAAGTAATACCAAATCATCTTCCAAAATTTGTATGGGGCGATGTATTTCCGGCTCATGAATATAAAAATGAAAAGGAGAAAATAAAAATCTTATGGGCTGGTTCTATGAATCACTTTCCATTGCCAGAAATGAAGCAAGCGGGTATAAAGGGTGGTGATTTTAGTGATATACTCATAGACTTTATGAAAAAGACTACTGATAAATATGAGTGGATATTTATGGGCGCTCTTCCACAAGAATTAAAACAACAAGTCAAATTTAATAAAATTAAGTATATTAAGTGGGTAAACATTTTTCAATACCCATCGGTAGTAAAGAAATTAGAGCCTGATATATGTATAGCTCCGTTATTTCCAGATAAATTCAATGAGTGTAAATCAAATATAAAATGTCTTGAGTACTCGGCTTTAGGAGCACCTGGTGTCTATACAAATATAAGACCTTATCAAGATATGACACTTACTGCTAACCTTGAAGAAGAAATGATATCACACATTGAAAAATTAGCTAGTGATATTAATTTTAGAGCAAAAGTATGGAAGAAGGATTATAAGACAGTTGAAGAAAATTTATATTGGGAAGAGAATAATAATCTAATAAAGTATGTCAATTCTTATTTAAAGTTGTTTGGTAAGCGTTTATAGAATGTTTACAAAGTTTATATAATTTGTTATAATATATTAAAATGAAATGAAAGGAAAAAGTATAATGGTAAACATAAGAGTTGAAAAATTATGCAAGAAGGATCATAAGAAAGAAGATTCGTGGATATTATCTCATGTAAAATTTTGTAGAGAGGGTGATATTGTTCGTATCAATGGAAAGAAGGATAAGTTCTTTCAATCTGTTTCTGATCCTATATGGTCTACGGCACATAAGGATTATGATATGAAGTTTACCATGTGGGTACCAGAATAGATGGACGCTGAAAACATATACTACTTCTTTCGAAAGGCTCAGTCTGAATCAAAGAATAGAGGGTTTAGATTACCCAAGGACTGGGAATCTCACTTACAAAATAGATTCACTGCAAAGAATAGAGAATCGCTCTTAATGGCAACTGGTTTCTTCAATACGAAATGGGAGAACGTTGATCCATATAGATACTTTCAATGTGGTTTTGAAATACTAAAGACATTCTCTTATATTAATTTTTTCGATCCAAGAGTATTGAGATTGTATATTCAAAGAGATAAGAATATAAAAAGAGAGCTGAGTAACTGTAAGAAAGAAATAATAAACTCGATTGTCTTTATTAAAAAGTATATGAAGAAACATAACATCATTATGTTTAGTGATTACATACAAATAACAGATGGAAATAGAAGTATTGTAATAAAGCACTATACACAGAATAAAGTAAGTAAGTTTTTTATTGTATGGTTGATGATGTTGGGTAAAATATCTCTGAGTGATAGTGATTTGGCTTTCATGCCATATCTTCAAGATCAGTATAGAGAAATAAGAGTCAAATTAGATGATATTGGGCCATTCTTGAGAAAAATAATAAGGAAACTATAAAGGAAAAACAAATGATTAATTGGACAAGAAATATATATTATGGTGTTAGAAATATAATCAAATGGGTTCCTTTGATCTATAAAGATAGAGACTGGGATCATACATATCTTATGGGGATTATGCAATTCAAACTGAAAAATATGGAAGAAAATTTCAGAAAATATGGACACCATGTTAATTCAGATAGAGATGCAAGAGAGATTCGTAAATGCATTTTATTACTTGATAGAATTATAAAAGACGATTATATTAAAAAAGACTGGGATAAGTTTGAAAAAAGATGGGGCGAATTAGGGTTTGAATCACATAGGTTGGTTCGTTCTAATGTTGTAACCGAAGATGATAAAGAACAAGAAAAAAAAGGCTTTAAGAGATTGATTGAAAAAGAAGATTCTATAAAAAGTCAAGATATGGATCTTTTGTTTAATATAATGAGAAAGCAAATACTTGGATGGTGGGACTAATATGTTAAAATCTAGTAAAACAAAAAAGCGTAAGATATTATTAGATTCGATTCTGAAAGTCATATCAAATAAGGATATATATAATACTATAAACTATAAAAAGAAGAACGAAGAGTATATAAAACAGTTTATGTATCAGCCATTACTACAAAGCCTTATTAAAAGATATAGTGATGAAGGGTTCAGGGACAAAACTTGTGTTAAGAAATCCAAAGAGTCATTAATTTGGGAATCTAATAAACAAACAGTATTACATAATATGATGTTGTTTGGAACACAACATAGACCAGATATGGAAATTAATACAGATAATATTTCTATAGCAATCGAGGTCAAGAGAGGTAGTTGTGGTTGTGATATTCGACAAGGCATAGGTCAATGTATTGTTTATTCTACAAAGTATGATTTTGTAGTATTTCTTTTTATTGATACATCGGATGATAAAAGAATATTCAATAGCATGTGTTCCAAGAAAGAACTTGAGATCAGAGCAAACTTATGGAAGAACTATAATATAATGTTCGATGCTGTATAAAGGAATGACAAAGACTGTGGATTTTTATAACAAAGAAGAAGAAGAAGAAGAAGAGGAAGAGTAGATGAGTAAAGAATATGATAAAGAAAAGTACTTGAAAGACAAAAAGAAGAAAGATCTTTTGAAAAAAAGCTTGCCAGAAGGTAAGATATTAAAACCTAAGTCACCAGAAGGTAGACCATTATGGGTTTATGATAAACTAAACGAAGAAAAGAAGAAGAAGAAAAAGCTCAATGAGTAAAATTTTATGTTTACTTTTATAATATAATTGTGTATAATTATATTATAGTAAATAAAAAAGTATATAAAGGAGTAAGAATATGTCCAAATGGATTTCAAAAGATTTGTTTAACGACTTTCAGAAAGAAAAGAAAGCCGAGGCTGACAAGCCAAATGATTATGGTATGCGAAGAAGTGAAATTATATGGGAAACACCAGTAAAAGGTACACAAGAAAAACCTAAAACTTATGAGGGCCGATTTTTACCAGATATAGATGGTGGTTTTTATAAAAAGTACTCATACCATATGTTCAAAAGTGGTGAAAAATGGATGTTTATACTATGTCCGAAAACATATAATTTTGAAAATTATTGTCCACTATGCTCCGCTACTTCTCAATTGTACCAAGGAACAGCAGCTGATAAGAAAATGGCATACAGTTATAAGAGAAAAGAAAAGTTCGTTAGTAATTTCTTTCTTGTAAATGATCCCAGGGATGCTGAAAGAGAAGCAGAGAACAAAGTAAATGGTAAGGTCAAATTGTATGAGTTTCCTGGTAAAGTAGAAATGAAACTCAAGAACGAAATAACCGATACTAAAGAAGGGTATGGTTATTTGATATTTGATCCAGGTGAAGAAGGTCACAATTTCATTCTAAAAGTATTGGCAACAAAGCAAGATACAAATGGAAACATATGGCCTGATTATGCTTCATCATTATTTTCAAGAAGTTCGGAGCCAATAGGCACAGAAGGCGATATTGATAAAATAATGGAATCAAGAATCAATATTACTGAGTATATCAAGACACTTGAAAAGACAGATGATGAAATTGTTCAAATTTTAAAAGCTGAAATGTTATGGGATTTGGTCGAAGATGAGTGGAACAGATATAAGAACGTTCAAGAAAAGACAACAGTAAAAGTAGAAGAGGATGATATTGATGATTCACAATGGAGTGATGACACTACTCCAGAAGAGAAAGATCAAGGAACTGAGAAAGAAACTGATCAGGAATTAGATGATGAAGAATTATTACGAGAATTAGAGGATATGTAGTAATAACAAGGGTTTACACTTTTTGTTGAAAGAATTGGAAAAATATGTAATATTGTTGAAAAAGAAATTCATTTGATATTCATTAAAAAGTGATTATATTATGTATAGGAAAAAATATTAATTATAAAAAAGGAGTAAATGTTATATGAATTTATGGTCCACAAGTAAATTTGGAAATCGAATGTATAAGACTATGTTCGATGAAAGTGATCCATTGGAAAATCTTTGGAATGATTTTAATTATATGTTTCATCGTGATAGTGATTGTGATTGTTGTAAAGAAGAAGAAGATGAGGAAGGTAGTTTGCTTCTTACCTTGGATGTTCCTGGATTTAATAAGGATAATCTAAAAGTAGACATATCTGATGGTATTTTAACTATAAGCGGCGAAAGTGAGGTGAGAAAACAAACTGAATATGGTCGCAATAAGATTATGAAAAGATATCAAATTGGTGATGTGGAAGATGTAGAGGCTGCTATAAAAGATGGTATTTTAACTATTAATATAAAATATCCTAGCAAAGAAGTAAAAACAAAACGGATTAAAATTAGTGATGGAATATGTGGATGTGGATGTGGATGTAATGATGTTGATTGTGCTGTATCTTAGTAATGGTAAGAGTTATTAAAAATAATAGATCGGCGAGAAAAGCGGAACTATTAACCATAACTTTTAATACTTGAACATAATACTAAACTAATTATAAATTATGATGAAAAAATCCTTCAGTTAAAATTTAACAACTGGGGGATTTTTTTGCCTTTTTTATTGAAAAACCCAATTCATAACATAAATATAAAATGAATTAGTAGTTTTAAACAAGAAAATTTTGTAAAAAAGGTTGGAAAATAGAGGTAAATAATGAGTAAATCTAGTAAGGGCAGTGCATTTGAAAGGGAGGTATCTAAATATCTTACTGAATGGATTAGTGGAAAAAAGGCCCCTCTTTTGTTTTGGCGAACCCCTCTTAGTGGTGGACTTGCAACAATAAATGAATTAAATAAAAATATATCTGGTGATGTTTTTCCAATTGACGAATCAGTAATGAAATGGTGGCCGTTTTCGGTCGAATGTAAAAATGGGTATCCATCTACTTCCTTTTGGCAACACTTTAAAAACATAAAGACATTCAATCTGAAAAGTTTTTGGAAACAATGTTGTGGTGATGCTAGCAAATCTAGTAAATATCCGATGCTAATATATAGGAAAAAGGGTAGAAAACCTATAGTTGGTATAGATATGACTGTATTTTCGATCATTGATACAATTATTCCTATTTCTAGATTGAGTAGTGTTATATTGAATTGGAATAATGGATTGGATAGTTTGTTACCAAGTGTTATATTTTTTGACTGCAATGATTTTTTTGAAATGATAAAACCAGATGACATAAAGGAGATTTTTACTAATGGCTAAATTAGATCTAACACCCAGCCAATTTGCTGATTATATATCAGCTCTTATGCTTGATAAAATGATCAATGACAAGGTTATGCATAAAAATAAAGAATTCACAGAACTTATGAATGATTTCAAAGGCATGGGTGGTAAGAGCAAACTTATGAAATATTATCTGGATATGTCGTCTGAAATGAGGATGAAATATAAATGGACTAAGAAAACACTTACAGGTGAATCAAATGCTATCCAAACTATAAGAATAATATCAGAGGATAAAATAGAACCTGATAAAGAGAAGGAAGGATTGATCAAAAGGGCTATAAGAAAAATAAAGAAGCTCGTGATTGGCGATTCTGTAAATCTCACACAACAAGAAGCTAAAATAATACAGGAAATAATAGGAGATGATGAAAATGGGTGAAATTTCAGGAAATTTTCAAGACTCACCGGAAGGAATAGCAGCAAAAGATATTTCTGCTACAACACCGGGAGAGGGAAAAATAAAAACAGATGTTACTGATGTGTTTGCTGATGGTGAATATAAAGGAACACCTGTATTCGATGTAACCAAAAATGAATTTTATAATAATATGAAACAAGATAGAAAAAGACTAAGGTTTAAAACTGGTTCACCAGCGGGTACTTATATGAGAAAAACTAGATACAATATACCATTTTATATTAGAAATGCAGAAGATGGATATTTAAGAAAGATTAAATAGAAGGTTTACATTCATAGTGTAATTTGATATAATTAAACAAAATGTGAGTTAGAAGAAGGAGATATTTATATGAATAATAAAGTTGTTTTGTTTGATTTTAATAATCTGGTTTTTAGGAATTTTTTCATAAAAGAAGTTGAGCCACATACAGAAAAACCAAATTTCATGTTATGGAGATATAATATATTTAACTCCATATATCAATCGTTGTGGAAAGAAAAAGATATAGTTGAAGTTGTTATTGCTGTTGATGATAAAAATTCATGGAGAAAGTCATATTTTCCAAGATATAAGGAGTCAAGGAAAAAACAACGAGACAAATCTGATGTAAAATGGGATCTTTTATTTGGTAACTTGGACAAATTAGTTGCTGACCTTAAACATTATATGCCATTCAAGGTTATAAAATTACGATCCGCTGAGGCTGATGATATTATAGCAGTGATTGCTAAGAACATTGAAGAGGAAGTTGTAGTAATATCTAATGATGAAGATTATTTGCAATTGTCCTCGGATAGAGTAAAGTTATATAATCCACAAAAGAAAGACTATGTTAAATGTAATAGTAAAAAGTTTCTGTTAGAAAAAATAATGTTGGGACAAAAGAAAGATGATATATTCAACATTATTACACCCGATGATTGGGGTCAGACTAAAGAAACAAAGGATAAAAGAAAACCAGGATTTGGCCCAGCGGCACTGAAAAAAGTTTTAAATGAAGGTATTGATGGGTGGTTGGAGAAGAAGAATATTAATAAACTATACGGTGAAGTAGATGTTAAAAAGAATTATAAACGAAATCAAGTTCTTATAGACTTTGATAAAATACCAGTGACAATAACTAACCGCATTCTTGATCAATATGATAACTATTCTTTTCCACCACCTTCAAATATATTTCAGTTCTTCAAGAGATACAAGATGCGTGGATTCTTAGAAAATTTTAATAGTGTAGAGAATAAATTAATGGAATTATATTAGTATGAAGGTTTTGATAGAATATCATTCTGAAACAGATACAATAACAGTAAAATCAGAATTCAGAGATGTCAATGACACTCTAAAATTAATAGCTATAGGTTATGATAAATGGCTAAAGGAAAAGATTGGTTTGAAATGTGATAAATGTGGTGAATATCTTGATGTGGATTGGGAATATTGTGCTAAATGTGGAGGGGATGTCTAATGTCTAAAACGAAAGTAGTAAATGTTCTTCATTATGAAGGCGAATACATACCTATACATAGAGGAACCATATGGGGAAACCCCTATAAGATAGGTATTGATGGTAACAGAGATCAAATAATAGAAAAGTATGAGAAACATATAAGATCTAATCCTATATTGATGACTGAATTACCAAAACTAGAAGATGAAGCACTAGGGTGCTTCTGTTCTCCCCAAAAATGTCATGGCGACGTAATAATTAAATTGTTGAAAGAAATAAGAGGTGTTAAATGATTCCAAGATTTGCGATAGTTAATATTAGTGAGAGGAATGAGTTCGAAAAAATGTATCAAATCCCTTATGGTTATGGTGATTGTAGTATATTTGATAACATAGATGATGCTATTAGAGAAATAAAATCAGTTCCAGAAATATATAGTGGATGCTCTGTTGAGAAGATCGATGATAATGGTAGGGATGTAGTATATAAACGATGAGCAAAAATTGTTTTGTAGAAGGATATTCTATTGATGATGTTTATTTTCAGCTACTTAGTAATCTGTATAAGTATGGTAGAAAGAATCCAATAGATTATGGTAGCTTTGCTGGATCATCAAGATTGGAGTTTGATTTCGCGGCTGGAACTATACTTAATCCCACCGTTAGACCACTTGCTCCGATCATGCCAGATGGTGTGCCACCTGTTACCACCGATGATGAGATACAAAAGTATTTTATCAACTATATAATGGATGGACATAACCTTGCTGAGAATGAACATTATCGATATTCTACATTTATTTCTGGTGGTCTTTATACATTACCACATGCGGAAATCGCTTCATGGTTTACTGGCACTTCGGCTGAAGTGCCAATAACGATGTGTGTTCCCAACCAAGTTGAATGGGTTATCAAACATTATAAAGAAAAGGGGTTCGGTAATAATCATTGTTATATTCAAGTTGGTTATCCAGAGAGTTCTTTTGCATACGATGTGCCATGGAAAGATGAATCAGAAAGACAAACTAGCCCATGCCTGAGAGGTATAGATACACATATAAAAGATAATAAACTACATATGTCTGTAACTTTTAGATCATGGGATTTGTTTGCTGGTTTTCCGGAGAACATGGGTGGTATCACTATGTTGGGTGAGTATATTTCTAATGAACTCGATATTACTATGGGGCCTTTATCTTTTAGTTGTCTAAAGTTACATTGTTATGATTCACAATTGGATGCAGTAAAAGCAAGATTACACATTGAATAAAGAGGGTTAAAATGAAATTTGAAAACTATATAAACAGAGAAACATCTTGGGATGATTATGGCCCTAATAGTGATAATGTAAATCTGATAACTGAGGCTGGTTTTAGTAGAGTCTTGAGTAGAATAGAAAAAAGTGATAGCTTTGCAATAATAACAGCATATAGAGATGCATATAATAAAAAGGAAAATATAAGTAAAAACAGGCAGTTACGGGGAGAGTTTAACAAGAGAAAAATGGGTGTATATCAGCTTGTTGGACATTGGAGAGAATGCCAAGATGATAAAATTCGTTATGAAGATTGTCCAGAAAATCAATTAAAAGATGTGATTGAAAGATCATATCTAGTTATAAAACCAGATAGTATTGTGGATAAAGAGTTTGAGAAATTTATTGTTGATTTAGTTAAAAAATTTAATCAGGACACCGCATTAATCAAATTAGAGGATGCTTATTATGTTATAGATAAAAATGGTGGAAAATATATTGTTGGTAAGAAATTAACATCCAATAAGATATCACAGGCATATTCCCAATTCATTAAGAAAACTAATATACCTTTTGTATTTGAAGGTGTTGAGATTCCATCATCAAATAGTGGTAGAATGATGGCATTAGGTGTTGGAATATTTTATCCTGTGGGGAAATTTGATGATATGAGAGATTGGGATGAAATATGTTAGATGATATAGAAAAACTAAAAGAGGTTAATTGATATATGAAGGAAAATAACAATTATGGTTTAAGTGAAAATGCAGTAAAAATCTTTAATGATCTTTATTGTTTTCAACATGAATCGATAGAAGATGCGTTTAAAAGAGTTGCAAAAGAATTTGTAGCAAAGGAAGAAGATTTTGATATAGCGTTTAATTTGTTATCTAGTGGATATTGGCGACCCAATACACCAACATGGCTTAATGCAGGAACTAGTCATAAGATATTTTCAGGGTGTTTTGTAACTGGTCTTCGTGATTCAATGAATTCGATATATGAAGTGGCTGATACTGCTCGTAAGATTTTTCAACATGGCGCTGGTATTGGTATACCGATTGGAAACCTAAGAGAACAAGAGGCATGGATATATGAAAGTAATGCTGACATGCTCCCAAGAGGTAAAAGTTGTTTAACTGGTGATACCATTTTATTGAATGATAATGGATCTACGTCAATAGAATCACAAAAAATAACTATAAAATGGTTATATGATTTTTATCAAAATGTAAAAAATCCAAAATATATGGTTAGATCTATGCTAGATGATTTTGGAATTGGTAAAAATATAATTACAGATGTTATTTATAATGGGAAAAGACCAGTTTATAAAATTGAAACAAAAGATGGTTATAAAATAAAGGCAACATTAAATCACAGATTTTTATCAGAGAATGGTGAATGGAAAAGATTGGAAGACTTTTCTTTAAAAGAAAAGATTGGTGTAAATGGAAAAACAAGACCAATTTCTGAATGTAAAAGATGTGGCAAGGTTAGATTATTAAGAGGGAATAGAAGTAAATATTCTGAATTATGTGAAAATTGTGTTGTTTCTACATTTTATGGCTGTTCTTTAAAAGGATCAAAAGAAGAATTTGAGAAAAGAAGTACGGCCAGAAAAGAATATAGAAATAGAGTAGAAATTAGGGAGTATTATTCTGAAATAAATTCTGGTGAAAATAATCCTATGTGGCGTGGTGATTTTGCTAATGAAACCACAGCACGAAGTAGAAATAAAAATATTTATTTATGGAATAGAGAAAACAATATATGTGAGAGATGCAATGAAAATAAAAAAAGAATAGAAGTACATCATAAAGATGGTAATCCATATAATAATGAAATTAATAATTTAGAAGTTTTATGTATTCAATGTCATAATGATGAGCATAGAGAAAGAAGAGCAAAAGGTAACTATAGATTAACAAAAGAAGTATATTTTGATGAAATAATAAATATAGAATACATTGGTATTGATGATGTTTATGATATTAAAATGAAAGAACCTTATCATAATTTTATTGCTAATGGTTTTGTTTCTCATAATAGTGGGCCTATAACATTCATGAAATTATATGATGCTGTAGGTGAAACAACTAAAAGTGGTGGAAGAGTAAGGCGAGCCGCCATTCTTTGTTCTATGCCTATATGGCATCCAGATGTACTTGATTTTATTAAATGTAAAGAAGAGGATGGTAGGTTGTCAAGCATGAATATATCTGTTTCTGTAACCGATAAGTTCATAGAGGCACTTGAAAGTAATATACCATTTGATCTTGTGACTCCTTATAATGGGAAAAAGGCTAGTGAAGTAAACCCACAAGAAGTATGGGATATGATTTCTCTAATGTCATGGAAGACCGCTGATCCTGGTATATTCTTTATTGATACAGTCAATAAGTATAATCCACTATCATCTGATATTCTTATAGAGACAAGTAATCCATGTATTGTTGGTGATACAAAAATTATGACTGACAAGGGTGAAATTGAGATAAAAAGTCTTTTGATGGATATATTTGATTATAAAATAGCAACATATAACATTGAAAGTAATGAAATAGAATGGGAAAATATCGTGTGGGGTGAAAAAACAAGAGAACATACTGATATTATAAGAATTGAGTTTGATGATGATAGTTTTATAGAATTGACACCAGATCATATGGTATATACTGAGAACAGAGGATATGTGAAAGCAGTTGAACTTAACAATGAAGATATCTTATATAAAAGCGCCACAATGGGAATGGAGATCTTGCAGATTGGAAAAAAAAGAATAAAAAGAGTTAAGGTAATAAAGAACCAAGATGTGTATGATATAAAAACAGAAAGCAATCATAATTTTTTTGCTAACAGAACGTTAGTACATAATTGTGGTGAACAGTTCTTGATACCTAATAATTGTTGTAACTTATCAGCTATTAATATTAGTAAGTTTATTAAAGATGATGATTATGATTGGGAAAGTTTGTATAAATGTGCTTTTGATATAATGGGTTTAATGGATAACGTTATTGATGTGATGGATTATCCGGATGATAAGTTCAAAGAGAATTCTATAAAATATAGACCCGTGGGTATAGGTATCATGAGCCTTGCTGATTCACTTTTTGAACTTGGATATCGATATGATGGGCCTGAGGGTAGAAAATTTGCTGGTAAGATTATGAGAACAATAACAACTGCATGTGTTCATAAAAGCACTTTATTAGCAAAAGAGCGTGGTACATTCCATAACTATGACAAGTACAGAGAAAAAGTAGAAGGAATAATAGAACAACATATAGGTCTGAATGATTCTGATGTAACACCTTCCACAGAAGTAGTGTGGGATTTGGTTAAAGAGTATGGTCTTAGAAATGTTCAGTTTACTACTTGTATGCCTACGGGTTGTTTAACAGAAAACACAATGATATCATCTAAAAATTCTGGTGTTAATTATATAAAGAATGGTGATAGATGTATAGATGAAAAAACAAAATCCGATAATGGCGATTATACATATAAAAATCATTATGATCAAGGTATACAGCCAGTAAAGAAAATAGTTACAAAAAAAGGATATGAAATAGAAGGTACATATCATCATAAATTAAGAGTTTTAGAAAATCATGAATATATATGGAAAAGAATAGATGATATTGAAATTGGTGATAATATTATTATGAGGAAAAATTTTATTCATAGTGATGTTTTATCAAATGAATTTTTTAATGATGTATGTGAAGTTATTGGTTTTTTTATGGCTGATGGTTGGATGGCAAAAGTAAAAGATAAAAATACTGGTAGATTATATTTTGCTGTAAATAATAATAATGAATGTTATGTTAATTCTAATATAATAACAACATTAAAAAGAATAGATAATGATATAAATCCGGTATATAGAGATCATGGTGAAAATTGTAAGAAGTTAGATATATGTTCCAAAAAAATATATGATTATTTCAATAACATGGGAATACAAAAACATGGATCACATAATGCTAATATACCAGAATATGTTATGAATCATGGTAGATCGGCTTTAAGAAGATTTTTAAGAGGATATTTTAAAGGTGATGGTTGTATTGTTGAAAGAACACAAAATGTTAATTTTACAACTGTTTCAGAAAAAATGAGATATCAACTGCATCATATTCTTTTGGGATTGGGTTTTCCATCTACTGTTACTAAATATAAAAAAACAGTAGATAAAATTAAAATTGGCGGCAGAGAAGTAAATCAAAATTATGATGTCTATAAGATAAATCTAAATAATTTTTATTCTTGTGAATTTTGTAAATTTATAGATGTTGAGGATGTAAAAAGAATCCATAGAAATATATATGAAAAGATTTTTGTTGAAAATATAGATACAGTGGATCATAGAAATTGGAGATATAATAAAAATTTTAATTGGATAAGCCATGATAAATGTAAATTTGATAATTGGTTTACCGATAATGAACTTTTTATTGATGTTGTTAAAGAATTAAAATACAATGGTAATCAGCAAGTATATGATATGGAGATTGCTGAAGATGGTCATACATATATTGCAAATGGATTTGTAACACATAATACAACAGCATTATCTTGTGATTCTTCATATGGTATGGAACCATCATTTGGTCTTGCATTTCAAAAGAACCTGACTTCTGGAGAAAAGATGATAGTTGTCAACTCTATATTCCATAAGAAGTATGAGAATGAAGATTGGTTTACAGATAACCTAACTGATAGAATACTAAAGAATGGTGGTTCACTAAAGGGTCTTCGTGGTATACCAAAAGAAGTAAGAGAGGTATTTGTTACAGCTCATGATATAAAATATCGTGACCGCATAGATATGCAATCTGAAATTCAGAGGTTTACAAGTAATGCGATTTCTAGTACAATAAACTTACCTAGAGAAACTACAAAAGAAGAAATTTCTGAGATATTTTTGTATGCGTATAAAAAGGGGCTGAAAGGAATAACCATATATCGCGATGGTTCGAAACAAAATCAACCTGTAACATTCTCAACAATTGAAGAGTCCAAAGAATTCAAAAGACCGAATGTAATGGATTCAAAAACTTACATAGTTGAAACGGGTAATGGTAAGATGTATATAACTATCTCAGAGCATGAAGGAAAACCACTTGAGATTTTTGTGAACATAGGCAAGAGTGGTCAAATATTAAACACATTGACAGAAGCATTAGGTAGATCAGTATCTATAGCTCTACAGAGAGGTGTTCCTGTAGAAGAAATTATTAAAACATTAATAAATATAAATAGTGATAAGATAGCATGGCATAAATTTGAAGAAACGGATAAAAGACCTGTTCAAATTTTGAGTATTCCAGATGGCATAGCCAAACTGTTATCTAAGTATTATGCTGGAATTGTTTATGAGGGTGAGTTGTCTGGAGAATTATGTGAGAAGTGTGGAAATTCAATGACCGCAGTTGAAGGATGTTTTAGCTGCTCCGCGTGTGGTCATTCGAGGTGCTCATAATTATGAAATGTGAACAGTGTGGATCTGTTATGAAGAAAATAAATTTACGAATGACAACTTTTGTTGGAAGTTATAAGTATGCTTATATCTGTCCAAAGAAATGTAACACGAAGGGAGATAAAAATGAGTATAAGAAAACATTTTAGAGAAGCTGAAGTTGAGGAAATGACTATGGATATACTGTTTGAGCAAACAAATCCAATGACAGGATCTCAAATAGCTAAAGAAGTAGGAATAACAAGACAAGCTGTATCAAATACTCTGAAAAGAGCTATGGATAAAGTGTTCGCTGAAGTTAAGAAACTAGAAAAAGGAATGGATAACTTTGAAGTCGCCGTTATAATGTCTCAAATATTTGGTGTTGATCAGGATAGTGAAGAAGAATTAAAGAAATTCTTCAAGTTGTTCAAACCAGCGACAAGGAAAAAGATTGAACAAGATGGTGCAAAATATTTGTCTAAATTCCAACAAAAATAAACACTTTCTGTGTATTGAGTGTATAAACTGTAAAACCAAAAATGGATTGGTATACTGTAAGAATAAGTATTTTAATGAAAAAAATAAAAACTCGTTAACGTATATGCCTATAGATTTTGATTGTTATGAATGGGAAGAGGCATGAAAGTAATTTGTGGTAAAAATGATAGATCTACAATCTGTTAGTGAATTAGTATATAGACATTTTGAGAAAGTTAATGTTTCCTCTAATGGATCGCATTTCCTTGCTCGTTGTTCTCTATGTGGTGATAGTACTAAAAGTAAAGCAAAAAGAAGATTTAATTTAGATTATAACAACGGAAACCCGATTTGGCATTGTTTTAACTGTGGCGAATCGGGTTCTTTTTTGGAATTATTTTGCAGACTTGAAGGACTAACAATAGATGAAGCTAAGAAAGAATTATTTGGATTTGATCCCAACTATCTAATTCAAAAGCTATCTGAAAGAAAAAGAAAAAGGATTGTAAAAGAAATAAAACATGAAAATCATAATTGGTTACTAAATGATTGTATAGGATTAAAACTAGAACCAGGCGAATCAATTTTATATAAACAGTATTTGAATATATTATTGAATTTTTATGAGAGCCGAAAGATCAATAAGGCTTTCAATATATTCATTGCTTATAAGGGTGATTATAAAGGTAGAATTATAATTCCTGTATATGATGAGAATAATGATATATCATACTTTCAAGCTAGAAGATTACCAAAGTCTGATATGATACCAAAGTATAGGAATCCAACACTAGCAAAGGGTGGCATAGTTCTTAATAAAAATAAGTTTGATCGAGAAAAATATATTATAGTTGTTGAAGGTATTATTGATGCATACACAATTGGGAATCAAGGTACGTGTCCATTTGGTGCTAGTATATCAGAGAGTTTTCTCAAAGAAATACTACCACTAACAGATAAAGGAGTTATTGTTGCCTTGGATAACGACAAGGCTGGATATGATTTCTTAAAGAAATTCATGTTAGGACATAAGAAAAGAGGTAGGATAACAAAAAGAAATAAATATTCCAATAGAGTAAGATATTTTCTCTTCCCGGAGAAATATAAAGACTGTAAAGATATAAATATGATTAAGACTATTCATGAAGTAGATAATGTTTATAAAATGATGGTGGACAACTTACATGAATACTCTAGTACATTAGTTAATCTAAAAATAAACAACTTGTTTTAAAGTAGGGGAGAGTGAAATATGATAATTACTTCTGTTGGAACTGATTATATAGAGATAAATGAAAATAATCTATATAATAAAGATTTACAAGAAATACCAAGGGTTCATTTAATAAAACTAAACTTCAATGACCCAACCGAAAATAAAGTAAAAAAAGTTTTGAATTTGTTTCCTAAAACAAATAGATTTGTTATTGAAAAGGACATCAAGATCTATAATTTTATTTTAAGAGGAACGAGCAAAAAATATTATGTATCGAATGTTGTTAATACTAATATGATTTCGTTTTTTAGAAAGAATAATAAAATCTTAGTAAACTTTAATTATTTTGATTCTATCAATCTTATGTACTATCTACAGGATTATATTTTTGAAGATCTATTAAAAAATGTCGAAGTTATAGATATAAATAACAATATTTTTAATGAAAAGGAAAATATT